CATCCGGATCATCCCTAAGAACGCGGAAGAAATTCACCACTTCACCATGCAGATCATTTACTGTCTCTATGTGACACCGTGGTTTATTAAATAATACCGCCAAACTTCCTGCATATGGCTCCAAATACACCGTATGCTTTGGCATGTTTCTTACTATCCAATTTGCTATTCGGGATTTTGCCCCCGTATATTTCAATACTTGTTTCATTTTTTCAAAGGAACCCGGCGCGCCTTTTATCCGGATAGGTTCCGGCTCCTTTCTCTAATTTCCTTTTTCGTTGAACCCAATCAGATCAATACCATCGAAGTCCATGCTGTACTGACCGTCTATGTTTTTATCTTCCATCCACCAGTCAAATACACCATTTCCAGTTTTCCATCCAATTATGTCCTTATTTCCGCATTGCTTTCTGTATTCCATCATTCGGTCAAACGCTCTTATGTAAGCTTCTTTGTACTTTGGGTACTCCGCGAACTCTTTATATCTGTTCTTTCCTCCAATTGGACAACCGATGCATCCGATCCTGCTACATCCACCCGGACAGCCATTTTTGTACAGTGGGTTTATCTCTATTCCCTCATGTCTTATGTACCACCAAAGGAATTCATCGTCCCACTCAATAATCGGATTTACTAGCGTTTTGCTTGTCCTGTAGCAGCTTTCTACTATTCGATGTGATTCCGAATTTTCATAATTTAGCACAACCACACCGCCCTTTTCCGTCAAACGAAGGTTTTCATTGTCCACGCTGTCCTTAATCTTTTTATTCGGCGTTGTAAATGTTACAATGCCTTGATTTTTTGCACGCATTCTGCTCTCTGCTTTTCTTACGCCAGTAATCAATTTCTTCCCTACGCCGCTACGTTCTTTCAGTTCTTCACAACAGTAACGGAAACGCCTTGTCGGCGGTGTCTTATGCTTTACGATCAGCTGCCACATTGACATCTTCGGGTACTCAATCAACACTTCTGGCTTGCTTTTTATATATCTAACAGTCTTCGGTGCGTCCACCGTTGTTAGATTATGTACCGCCACAAATGGCACACCCGCTTTTTTTGCCAGATGTAAAATCACATCAGAGTCTTTACCTCCGCTATATCCAAGCTGGTACGGCTCATTTCCTGCAAATGTCTGCAATATATCTATTGCCTGTTTTTCTAAATCCATCTTTTCTCAAGGAGCCGATGCGCATCTTCCCGGGAAGCTCCGCTCCTTTCGATTTATTTTAAAATTTCATCTAAGCATGCGTTCCAGCCTGCGTCGAATCTTCCATTGTCACAATGCTCTGGATGATCTGATCTCTCCGGCAGTTCCCTGAGCGGACACCAATCTGGTCTCCATGTTTTTTCGTTCTTCGGATTATATTCTTCCTGTCCGTTCGTTGGTCTGGCAAGGCAAAGTGCAAGCCCGCCTTTCTGCGGAATTGTAAGCAACAAAGGACATTTAGTACATCGTTCCGGCATATCTATTACTAATACTGCTTTAGCCATCTACTCCACCGCCTTTCACGATTTCTACTGCATCTTTCAGCGTTATAATTTCATACGATTTAGTCCATCCAACCGGTCTTGACAATGTGCTTCTATCTTCCAACTGCTCCACAACCTTGTCTACATCATAAGCCGTCGGATATTCTTCTAGTAAATACAATACTGCATTTGTATTTACTAAAGTTCCATTGCTTAAAGTAACCGATTTTAAATCTTTCTTTAGTGCATCCGCATCAATCAGTCTCATCGTTTGCCCTCCTGTTCCAATCTGTAGTTGCTTTCGTTCGCTCGTCTTTCCCTGTTCTGATGCCTCCGTTCTGATCCATGTACATCTCACATTCATAGCTTTTTGGAAATTCTATTCTGCATTTCATACATTTGATTTTGAACATTACCCCAACAGATGATTGTGATGACTTATTTGTAATGGTTAAGAACATTGCGTTTCCACCGCAGAACGGACATGGCTTCAATGTTTCGTTCATTCTTCATCCCCCCAATCTAATTTCTGACCACAATCACAATATACGGTATCCTCTTCCAATATGTCTCCACAGCAAGGACATCTCCCTATAAGACCGACATAGCTGTCTCCGTCTTTTATCTGGGATATTGATTTCACTTTCTTCGCTGTCTGCTTCTCCACCGCCGCCCGGCATTCTTCCAAAGTCCCAATCTTGCGATATTGACGCCAATCACTTAATGCTTCAAAATAATTGCTTTTCATATCCTGCAATTCTTCAGCAGTACCGATTGCACGGTACTTCTGTACTTCATCTAAAATTGCCATCATGAAATCATACATCGTGTTTCTCTTGTCAGATGCAGTTATTTTCACAAGTTCGTTGCAATCCCCATGTCCACCAGCATCTATGTAACTATCCTCAAAATCTGATGTATCCACACGATCAAAAATATAATCAAACACATCATCCTCTGTCTCAAAACTACCTCTGAACGCATCCCACCAGTAATCGGTGAGTTCCATTCCCTTATGCTCTCTGGCTACTTTTTTTAATGATCGAATTGCAACATCACAAGCTTTTTTCCCTATAGTGCTCTGATATGCTCCATCTGCTTTTACTGATACCTGCTTACCAAAATCTTTTAAAACCTCAAGTGCTTCATTCTCCGTCATATCTACACCTCCAACAGCTCCGGGTTGTCAATTTTATTGCCGATCACCTCAAAATTCTCTGAATCAAAATCATCCAGTTCCTCATAATCATCATAGCCCGGCTCACTCGTACACCATCCGTTTTCGTGCCACACGACACGTTCTCTCGTCTCATCTTCTGGAAACTCAACGTCGATATGCCCTGAAAGAATATCATTCTCCCAAATCAGCTTGCCATTCTTGTCCTTAAGTCCGGTGCACTGGCAAATGGTAGATGCATCTACAACACAATGACAGAAGAAATCCAAACTATCCTTTGCGTAGAAATAATAACTTTCGTTGCCCTTTTCCGTGCAAAATGGGTATGACAGATATCCTTCCACCCATTTTCAGTTATCAATCCGCTTGCCGCGATATAAATATCTACTCTCCATTATTTTCCCTCACTCTCTATACGGTTCCGGCAGTGGCATCCACGCAATCACTTCGTCATCTATCGGGTTGTTGTACACATCGTCTGGATTATAATGCTTGTTCTCCCACCACCCCTTCGGGATAATGTAACACTCATTTTCTTCGTCCCATTCGCCCTCGATATCCACCCAATTCCAACAGCTATCACGTTCCGACATCTCTCCATTCTCATACATTGCGGTAGTGATAATATCCGCTTGTCCGCCACTGCGGTATTTCCTTCTGGCAAGTATCAGCACCTCTGTTTCTGGATCCGGAAATCTCTCACTTACCGGAATCCACTGTCCAAACTCTGGCTTTCTCGCTACTGTTCTCATGCATTCAATCATTTCCCTGCTCCTTTCCGCACCGTAGCTGATACGGCACCTCTCTGAATCTCTTAAGCGCGTCGCCTATATCGTTGCGCGTTTTTTCTTTCATACCTTTATCTCACTTTCACATCAGTGTCATTTCTGCGAATTTTAAAATCCAACCCACACTCTTCTTTCAAGATCTGTATCTGATCTTCCCATGTAGCATAATCATCCATAATGCATTCTGCCTTTTTATTGAAGCGATCAACAAATCTCTGTATGCGGCTTTTACCAAAGTCAAACTCATCGTGCAAAACCATTGCAGACAAAATCGTTACCGTGTCTATGGTATTTAATTTAATCTTGCTGACGCATTCATCTATTGCATTCTTGGGTAGCGCAAGTGGTAATTTTGTTGCGCCGCGAAAGCGGCACTCTTCTTCCAGAGAGTCAATTCCATTCTCCTTTGCAATTCGCAGAGCATATGCCATTCCCTCTCTCCTAAGTTCTTCATCTTTATTTCTCATGAATCAGTTCTCCTTTCTTTTCATCTCAATCGAATCGAGTTCCAAAAAGGACTGTGCATATATCTTTGAATTCATTTTCACGATCAGAAATTTGACCATCCAATTCATCGAGCCTATTAAGTAATGCTTTCTGGTATTCTTTTTCTGTAAAATCCGTATTGCGTTTTCTTCCCCTTGTTCTTATTGGAAGTTTTACATTTTCTCCGTTTTCCAATAAAATCCCAATAATTTTGTGCCTTGGGACGTCGTTTAGTTCCGCAAGAATCTCCAACTGTTCACCTTTATGCTTTGCATGTCGGTACCTGTTGCAAATTTCGCATTCGCCCATCTCCATCATTTCTTATCACGCCCTTCCATAACATTTGTTTCCGCCAAAGTTTTTTCTAATTCATCATAGTCATAAGATCTCTGATGAAAGTTATTAAATTTGTTTTTTGATCTTGGGTTACTCTCTTTCTCCTGCTTCTCCCAACTCCTTAATGCGGCTTTCCAGTCGGTTATTATTTCTCCATTACGTTTCCAACCTATTGATTTGTAGTAATCAATAAATGATTCTGCGCTAACACCATTCTTCCTCTTACGGCAATAATCAGCCACTTCCGCCAATGACGGTATGCACGCTTCCACTTCTTTCCCCGGCGAGCTTCCTGCGCTTCTTATTGCATTCACTCCGGAAAAATTTTTTGAAGCATCAAATGTGTATGCGCCATTTCTTTTCGTATAAAGCATTGATTTTTCTTCTGCATAATTGGTTGGCTTATAACGGTCTTTTTGAATGCAGTTATGTAATTTCCAATGTTTTATGACAATAACATTAGATCCTGGAAAAGTAAGAACATAATGTTTGTCAATGAGAATTTGCAAGTCTTCCTTTGAAGCCTGGCACTCTCTTACTGTTTTATTGGCGCAGTCAACAAAACCGTCGTCATCTGCCCGTATGCATAAATGAAAAAACAACCCCTGCGCTGTGAGCGGCATGTCAAGAAAAGCATCTGACGTCACTAAATCTATGCGAAACATCCGCTTACTTGCCATAATATCTCCTTCAAGTTCCAAAAAATTATCACTTTTCTGTTTTCAAAAGCTCAATGACACGCGATCCTGCATCTTCCGGTCTGCAAAAAACAAATTCCACGCCGTACTTAAGCTGCATTGTCAGCATTGCTTTTCCAAGGACTTCCCCGCTTGTTGGCGGTGCCTTTGGAAGAGGTACATTCAACCACTTTCCAATACCATGCATGTACTTTATCTTGTTGTATCTCTCAAGCCTTGGATTGTGCCAATGAAAAACGTCTTCAATAGTTTTTATTCCATCCATGTTCTCAACCAAAACATACAGTGCTATATTGTTGTTCTGCGCCAAAATACACTCGTCCCGGAACCTTGGATGCTGTTTTCCGCAGACGTTTCCCGTAATCTCCTGCATGTCCTTCTTAGTATCTACAGCAACCTTGTAGCTTCCAATAAAATCCATCTTCTTAACTTCCATCTTTCTTGCTGACTTTCGTCTTATAACGTCAAGAACGGTTCCTTCCGCGATAACATAATCTCCAACTGGAAGAGGTGCTCGTAGCACCTCTATGTCATTACGATCAAAATAGCGATTCTTAAGTATGTGCTGACCCTCTTTCTGACCTTTGTCCTCGATCAATAACATACATATCTCCCTTCTTACTGTATTAGCTTATCCAGATCAGTTTTTATGTAAAAGGCAACTCTTCCTCAATTCCATCTGGAATAGTCATAAAACCATCCGAATCTGTCATAGGCTGCGGTTTGTAACTTCCGTTGTCCTGCGAAGCCTGTTTGCTCTCTGCAAATTCACAGCTTTCGATCAAACACTCATTGGTGTACACCTTATTACCGTCTTTGTTGGTGTAACTTCCGGTCTGCCAGCTTCCTTCAATTACAAGCTTTGTTCCCTTTTTGCAATATTTTTCAAGAAACTCTGCTCTTTTACCAAACGCAAGACAATTGATAAAATCTGCCGTTGGCTGTCCATCCTGCTTAAATTTCCGGTCAACCGCCAGAGTAATTCTACCGATAGCTGTTGACTTCTCGCCCTGCGACCATCTTACTTCCGGGTCTTTGGTGCATCTTCCCATTAAAATCACTTTATTCATTCACTTATTCCTCGCTTCCTTAAAACGGGTAAAGGTTCATATCGACCTCTAATCCACGTTCCGCCACGTAAACATCTGATCCATATTTAACTGTTTCTTCTGTCTTTTGTTTGAATAGTGCGGGATCTCCGCTTTTATCTGATAAGTGAATTAGAACGACATTTCTTAATGCCGGGTTATCGTTAGTAGAAATAAATTTAAGTGCCGTATCAAGGCTCATGTGACCTCGTAGGCGGTGTTCGTAGTTTGGCTCGTCCCTGTCAACGAACTGCATATCATAGTTGGCTTCCACCATGATGTGATTAACACCATTAAATCTCCATCTGACGTATTCCGTGTCTGTTGCATACACAAGGCTTCCCATCTCTGGATGCGTAATGTAAAACCCAACGCACGGGCACTCTGAACCGTCTCCGTTGTTATGTAGCCATCTTCCAGACTTGTCACGGTTTTCAAATGCTCTTATGTCAAAATTTCCTTTTCTAAAACGCATTTCAGAATCTTTTATCGGCGGTCTGCATGGTTCAAAAACAGGAATGCCAGCTTGCACATATTGTAAGCTATAAAGACTATGGTCAGTATGGAAATGGGTAGTAATCACAGCCTTAATTTTCATCACATTGAAATCCAGTGCTTTCTTAACTTCCATAAACGGCAACCCTGCTTCAATAATTAACGCTTCGCTTTCATTTTCCAGTATGTAGCAATTACCGGATGAACCAGAGCCTAAGGCTTTAAGTTTCATACCTCTTTCACCTCAATTTTCAAATATGTGTTTATTATCGATTATCCAAGGATGTTTCGTGTAGTCTATATGGCTTGCCGCATTTGCAACTGTTTTCCGTAGCATCTTTAAATGTTCCTCACAATGCTTTCTTCCAGATACCGCCGGTCTACCACAGATTATGCACAATCCTTTATCCTCCCGGTACTCCCTTTGGCTTGTGGACTTCTCGCACGAACGCCTCTTTGCCAAACACCTGTTGCATAAAACAGTTCCGCATACTGCATTACGTTTTCCACACTTCACGCATATTCCACTGGACTTATTCATGTAATATCTGGTACGGACTCTTTCTTTCCGTGCTTCTGCCTGTTCCGGTGTTTCCCTTGCAAGTCTCTTAGCTTCTACCTTCGCTTTCTTCTCCCGGCACTCAGCGCACATTTTGTACTGCGTTCCCAATATGCCTTTGTGACATCTGGAGCATATACCAAGAGATACATAAGGGTCTTCCGCTTTTTCTCTCATTCGGCATCCTCCAAAAACCATATTCCTTCCGGTTTTAAAAAGTTGCCCTGAACAATGTTCTTTCTGAATATACTTTCTGCTGTCGGTGCAAGATCCGTAAGTCTCTGTATGCTCTCTTCTATGTTGTCTGCCAGAATATCAATGCCGAATAATGTCTCTGCAGCTTCCGTTTCAGTCATTCCTATTGACAGTTTCCGTTTCAAGATTTCCACAAGGAAATTTCCAGTACCACACGCAGGCTCCAACACTGTTCCTCTCCAACACTCTGCACCACCATTTTCATCTTCCAACATATTGCACATCTTTTGTACCATCCAGCCCGGCGTATAAACTTCTCCAAACTTTTTGACGCGTTCTCGGCTTTTTGTAATTTTTTCTTTCTGCCTATTTTTCATTTCTGTGATAAAACTCACTCCTCACATCAATAATCTGTCTTGTCTGTCCCAACAATGCCCGATTATGCTTTGCCCTCTGCTCATTGTCACAGATAAATTGCTTGCAAATTTCTGGTCGAACCGGATAGATTCTGCATTTCTCGCAACTCTTGTCCGTATCAAGAAAAGGGCATGTCATATCATACGTTCTATTCGCAGTGGGAAGAAGATGTTTGCACTCTTTGATATGGTTCTTACGAACATATCTGTGAATAGCAGCTACCTCTTTTCTGCTCATTGGTAAAAGGTTGGAACAGCAGTTACCGCATTGGCTACATTTTCCATCTTTGCAGAAGTTATAAATATTATCTTTCATGCCTTTCTGCACGGCTTCTAAGACTGACATAACTTCCATAGGCTACTCCAATTCTTCATCCGCCGGAAACTCAAATACTCCACTCAAACCCATAGTGAGTTTTTCGTCAATTCCATCTGGCGGTGTCTGCCCCATCTTTACAAGATTATGGCACACATAAGCCATTCTTAATTCTTCCATGGCTTCTTCTGCCTTTTCTTCCGTGGAATATTTAGCAACAACCATGTCACTAACAAGCTGTTCTACCCCGGTAAGGTTCTTATTCAGAAAGTAGATATCTTTCTGAAAGCGATAAATAATTACCTGTTCATACGGCACATCAATCGTGCCGTCCTGGCTAATAACTCTCATGGCAACCTCCTATCTGAAAAACAGAAACCACACCAAGGCTGCGAATGAATCGGTGAGGGCAAGCAGAAATACAATGACAAGCACCCATCTTCCAAATGTCATTTTAATTTTCTTGCCAATGGCAGCCGCAACCTTTTCTTCTAACGTGACATTCGCCCTGGCAAAAAATCTCACAATCAAAAATGCTATCCACAACAGAATTGCTAACTTTACAAAAATCATGATCCATATCCTCCTAATCTTTCATAAACTCCGGCACATTCTCGTCATTCTCAACGACTTCTCCGGTTACCTTTTCCGTCTCCGCCATCTTTGGGTCTTCCACAGTTTCTGCAACTTCCGGCTCAACAGGGAAATCCTCGGTATTTGCGTTCTCAGATATTTCATGTTTAACCTGTTCCTGCAAATCTTCCATTAGATATTCCTTGAAATCGTTGTCCTGCATTTCTTCTTTTGTATAAAGCCCCATCGTCAATTCCGGGCAATTCAGACTTGAGAAGAAAGATGCCGCTCTGTAACGAAGCATTAACTGTGGCATGGTTTTCCACTTACTACCGTTCTTACCAAGCCATCCCTCGGCTTTAGCCATTTCCATGTCCACGTTCATACCCTCAACTCTACGACCATTTTTCGTAGTCCAAGCAAGACACGAATAAGGCTTGCCATCCTTATCTTTGGTTTCCTCGAACTGTAATTCCATGTCGAATTTACCGGAATTATTGATTGCCGCAATCAGAAACTTTGAACTCCAAGACGGTCTACCCTGGATCACATACAGATTCTGCATAACCATCAGTGGGCTTACTCGCAGTCTCTGCGCCTGCTCAATAGCAATCAGACAGTTTGCATCGTTCTTCTGGAATGTTGCCGGAACGATAGTTGAACTCGCCAACGCCTTTGCCATCTGCATAGCCATAATGAAATTATCTGATGTTCCAAAAATTCCAAGGCTATAGTCTGTAACCTTGTTGTTGCTGTGTGCAACCTCTGTCTTTTCCTCTGTCTTTGCTACTGCTGTGTTCTCTGCCATAATTATTTTTCCTCGCTTTCTTTCCTTATTGCTTTTTTAAATGCTCCATTTTTAAGAAATTTCAAAACAAGATTGAGTTGCATATTCTTGAAAACCTCTATGTGCTTTGTACTGTGATACCACATTACCCATTCCTGTTTTAAAAGTTCCTCAATGCTTGTAATCTGCTCACCCTCTGCGAATTTTCGCTGACTTAAAAGGTATTCCCTGTGTTTTTGAATGTTCTCACATTTTGCGCACTCTTCGGAAGAATACCTTGAACAATGCTTTCCGTTAAGGTTTATAGACAATGCACAATATCTACATGGATTAACTCTCATCGTCACCACCGTTTCTCCGGCTCCTCATATTTCTTCACAACTGCCACCTTATCAGCACCGTAGGTCTCTACCCACTTCATATCCACGGTTTCATCCGTAACTGTCAGCTTTGCATCCTTGGCATTTACAACCGTGTCACCGGCTTTTACATCGTCTGATGTAGCAAATATATATGAGCGGCTCTGGTTTGGATATTTTGCTTTTATGTAATTCATTTTGAGACCTCCTACGCAATCAATTCCTTGTCAATAATCTGGAAATTTGCTCTATGGATATACAAAGCCTTTCCATCAATCATGAGTTTCGTTGTTTTCGGCAAATCGTTTCTGACCTCCCAATACACATCGTCTCCAGAGTATGCGCAAATCGGGACACCTAACTGGCTTTGGATTACAACTACCTGCCCTTTCCCAAAAAAGTTTTTGTACTCGTTTACAATTCCAGAAATAGCCGTATTTTCCGAAAAACTTCCTCCTGTTTTGCTCTGAATATCTGATAACTGAAACTCCGCATCAGGTATCAAGCCACTTTCAGAAAATATAATGGTGTCTCCGCAACTCTGTATCTGTTTTCCATCAATATTGATTGTCACAACAGATGATAAACTGTACTCAATTGATGAAGAACCGTCGGTAGAATCGATTTTGATTTCTTCAATGACATTACCTGTCATTCCGATTTTCGTTCCGCTTGCCGTTAAAAATCTTTCTCCGTAGTTGTCATAAAACTGGCACTCGAACGAATTACCAACAAGCTGACCTTTAATGTCATTTATGCCGCTCTCCCAAGAAGCAATATCGCATCCTGCAAGGCTTAACGTCAGCAGAACAATTGTAAAAGCACTTGCAATCCTTTTTCTCATTCCGATACCTCCGCAATCTCTCCATTTTCAATCTTATACCAAGTATCCGGCTTGATATTTTCACCATCCACCTGCACCATCTTTGCGCCGTTAAGAACCCATGTGCTCTGGTTATTTCTGTCATATTCCGTATTATCTTCTGAACCAGTGTATTCCCAGTCTGCAAAAACAAGAAATGACCCAAGAACGCCCTTTGCTTTTGATTTGTAGCCCCAAGCAACAGCTACTGCATCCTTGTCTTCTGCCGAGGATGCTCCCTTGTATCCGGTTGCCGAGGATGCTCCACAGATGCCGGTTGCCGAGGATGCTCCGTAGTCTCCGGTTGCCGAGGATGCTCCCTTGTATCCGGTTGCCGAGGATGCTCCGTAGTCTCCGGTTGCCGAGGATGCTCCGTAGTATCCGGTTGCCGAGGATGCTCCCTTGTATCCGGTTGCCGAGGATGCTCCGTAGTATCCGGTTGCCGAGGATGCTCCACAGATGCCGGTTGCCGAGGATGCTCCCTTGTATCCGGTTGCCGAGGATGCTCCGTAGTATCCGGTTGCCGAGGATGCTCCCTTGTCTCCGGTTGCCGAGGATGCTCCCTTGTATCCGGTTGCCGAGGATGCTCCCTTGTATCCGGTTGCCGAGGATGCTCCCTTGTCTCCGGTTGCCGAGGATGCTCCGTAGTCTCCGGTTGCCGAGGATGCTCCGTGATTTTCATCACTTTCAGCTTCCTTATTCACTCTTTTTGCCGTGTATTCGATTGCAGCCTTAACAATACCAGCAATACTGATTTCTGCTCCAATTTTAATTTTTGTAGATGCTACCTTAGTACCCTCATTATGTTTCTGGATTTTTCCGCTCTGCTCTACCTCGTGGTATACGCTTTCATTTGGAGAATAATAATTCAAGCAATCCAGCGGATACTCGCAAGCGTGAAATCCATGATCGCAAACTTCTACGCTTTCTTCCTCGTATTCCTTTCCCTCTTCGTACTGAAAGCCACGACAAGTCATATCTTTATTAAATCCTTTGTATGTTTTAATACTCTCTCCCATCTAAACTCCCTCCACCTTCAACGAACCATCATATACAAGTTTGTGTATCGTTGGATCATAATTATCATCAATATCATGTACCTCGCCGTGTTCATCCATATATTGCGGTTTTTTTGCTATAAGCAATATTAACTGCGATCTCATTGTTTGCTCGCTAGTCAAACTCTCCGCATTATCAACAAAAATTGGGGCACTCACGCCGTATAACTCGCTAAGAGACCGAATAATGTCAAGCCCGGCTACAATTTTATGTCCGCTGTTCAAAGATGAATATGGGACACCACCCACGGTACACTCGCAGCAATCTTTCATACCTCCGTTTAACTGCATATCGAAAAGCTTGAACTTTACGGTCTTGAAGTGACTGTTGATTGATTCAGAAACCTTGTTGAGTTTGAAACGAATAAACTCTTCCAACAGGTAAAGAATGTGTTCCTGATCGGCAACTTTCTGCCCGATCTCTTTCTGCTCTGTCTGCAACTCGGAAATACGCTCGTCAATCTCAACATTCATAGATGCCTTTGCAATGATTTTGTTTACATCATAAAGACGTTCCTGCAACTCTTTCTTTTCATGATTGAGTGCTTCGACTGCTACATCCTCTCCATTGGCGTTCATCCTTTCAATTTCTGCCAGAATTTCGTCATGCCTTGCTTTCAACCCCACGTACTCTTCATTATGCAAATAATCGGCAATTTCCGGAATCGATGATAATTGCTGGCATAGCTTTTCTTTTTTTGCAATATCTTCCTGCTCCTGTTCCTTTAAGGACTTTATTTCTTCCTTTGCTTTGGCATTTTCATCCCTTAATTTTGTGATAAGATTTTTTCTCTCTGTGCCGATAGCAACCAATCTGTTCAGTGCTGTTCTCTTTTCTGTGTCAAATCTGATCTTTTCTGATTTTAACTTTTCTTCTGCATCCGCCTTGGCTTTTCGCTTTCTGCTTTCAAAATCAGCCTTTAACTGCTCGATTTTATCTTCCGGCAACTTCTGACCACACAATGAGCAAACGGTGCTGTTTTCATCAAATACCCACTTCGATCCATCAAACAAGTACGGTGTTTCATCAAATGCCTTGGCTTTCTCTGCATTGTACTTCTCGCCAAGTTTCTTGCGCTCTGTGTCCGCATCTGTGATAGCCTTCTCGTTGTCAGAAATCTGTTTTTCTTTTAAAGAAATCGTAGATGCAAAGCGATCTAACTCGTTTTTGCACACGCACAAGTCAGCTTCAAGTTCACTTCTCATATTTTTCAGATCCCGGTTCATGATCTGCATAATGCCAGACATATCAAACTGCAGCTGCATTTCTTCACGCCCTAACTCCATCATTACTCCGTCAGAATCTTTGATCTTCGCATCAATATCTGCAATTTTGGTTTCCAAGTCTGTTTTCGCAAGTTCCTGTTCTGCAACATCGATGTCAACCTTGGTTTTCATGGCTTCGTCAATTCGGACTGGAATCTCTGCCTGCTTCTTCTTCCACTCGTTCAATGCTTTGGAAAATTTTGCTCTAATATCATCCGTAGACGGTGCTTTCTCTAATTCCGAAAGCAATGGCGCATACTTCGCGTCCGTCTGTGCCAACTCTACATCTGAAACCTCTGAAACAAGTTTCATAAGAATATCTCTCTGGTCTTTCCATTTCAAGGAAGAGAAATACTGCGGATTAGTCAGCATTTTGAACATTTCCTCGCTCTGTGCCAATTCCGAAACATATGCCTTGAAATCCGCTTCACTCTTCGGATAGCCGTCAATCTCAAACGAATTAACATTCCCCTGCAATACTGCCGTATCGGTTCCACGCTTCTTAACCCAGTTCTGTTTCTGTGTCTTGGAAAGTTCAACTTCCTTTCCATCTACATCCAGAATGGCAGACACCTTGATCTCCACATTATCAACTCGTATTCCTTCGTTCAGTGGTCGTACATTAAACTTTTCCTCTCCAGAACTGTTCTTGTTGAAAAGCAGCCATGTAAACGCATCAAAGATCGTTGTCTTTCCTACGGCGTTCTGTCCGCTGATCTTCGTTTTGCCCGAGAAAGTCACGTCAAGCATCTTGATTCCCTTGAAATTCTCGATGTGAATACTCTTAATTGTTATTTTCATTTTTCCCCTCCTCAATCACATCACATTTGCTTACGGAAACATCATAAGCCACTTTCTTCTCAAACTCCGTGTCAGAAATCTTCTTGTCGTATTCTCGGCTCTGGATTCTGCCAATCAACTTAACACGGGTCCCGATTTTAAATCCGCCTGCAAATCTTGCATTTCTTCCCCAGGCAATGCACGGAATGTAATCAGATTTCCCATAATCTCTGTTTACTGCAATCAGCATGTCTGTGATCTCGCGGCCAAGTGGTGTCTCTCTGTAATTCGGCTCTTTGCAAACATATCCATTGATCGTAATGCAATTCTTGTCAATATTCGCATCTTTTGAGTCAATCGCCTCGATGTCACAAACAAACACGGATAAGATCAACCGGCGTCTGGTACCTTCCTGTTTGTTGAATGATCGATAACTTCCAGAAACCCTTACCGCCATTCCTGAATATCTGTCCTCCATGTCAAACAGTCTTTCTGAAATGGTTAATGGGATCTCGTCTACGGCGCCACTCTTTCTTTTTACTCCAAGAGACATTTTGTAAAAATTCTCTCCGTATGATTCATACATAAACTCCGGCTCTGAAATAATCACGCCTGCCAGTTCCACTTTGTTGTTTTCCATTGTTTCTTTATTCATATTTGAAATTCTCCTCGTATTATAATGTAGTAGTGTTTATAGACCCTCTCCAAAGTCTGATTCCGTTTCTTCATGAAGTCTTTCAAGTTCAACCGTCCTGTTCATTATGCTTTTGGCATATTCAGTGCGATTCTCGTATGTTCTGGTCAACGCATCTGATTTTCCGCTATAGATCATAAGAACTGTACTCATGTCTCCCTCATATTTCTCAAACAACTCCGCCAGATAATCGCATCCAACAAGGATATTACCATACGGATCATAGAGATCTTCTACTCCAAGACGTTCCATCCGGTCTCTGTGATATTTTTCATAAATTTGCATGAGACCTTTGCATCCACCATTCTTCACATCGGCTTGTCCACTGCTTTCATGCTCGATAATCGCCATTACCATTTCCGGGCAAATATGATATTCGTTTGAAATCCCCTTTATATAAGGAAGATACTCATTTGAAATCCATGTATCGCTCGGTTCCGTTGCTGTCGTATGTAATGTAGGTAATACCATCGTCAGTGTCATCACCATCAACATAATAATCATGATCTTCGACAATCTCTTCCGCATCCTGCCATCCTCCTTCAATTCTTGATCCGGCATACAATAAAAGTAAGCTGATTATGGTCGGTATCGCTACAATAGGATTTTCCGTTGCATCCGCACACATACAAAGAAAAAAGATCGCCGAGCCTACAAATTCAATCACCCTTGCCAACTTCTTCATCCGCACTTCACTCCCGCCACTTATAAGAATCACTTTCAATTTCCTGCCCGTGCAAGGACACAAAATCTGTTATTACCGCAATAAATTCTGAATTGGTTGGCTTCCCCTTTTTCGGCGAAACCGTATAACCAAAAATCTCATTGATCGCATTCACATTTCCATTTATCCATGTGACCTCTATTAAGTTCCGGATGTTTCTTTCTACTTTGGATGCGGTAGTTCCGTTCTCTTCTGCGATTTTTGCATAAATTTCCTTCATAACACATCTAAGCGCATCCCTGTCGTCCAGACATTTCTCTATCGCTCTAATTGTGTATGTGTATCCTTTGAGCGAATGGCTTGCGCCGATCTGATCTAACGTTTTTCTTAAAGCAATGTTCGTTTGTTTATCCATGAATTCCTCCTGTTAATCTTTCCAATTCCATATGAGTTATTGGAAGCTACCAGTTTTCCGTTCTATTTTTCATAAAAATAACCTCTGTTCAAGAATTTGTTGACGAAGTATATCTGACCTTTTCCTGTTACCTTGGTTGTCCGAGTAATTCTTACTGATCCATCCGGATTCTGCACGTTGCTTTCCTTTACCTCGAATAACCCCTGTTCAACATATCTCTGCTGCGGCATATTCTTTGACGAACCGTTTTTAATAAGGAAGTTATTCTCACGCAACCACTCAAACAACCGCTTCTGTCCTATCTGATAGCCGTTCTGGCAGATCAGCTTTGCCAAGTCTCCGATAAGAATTGATGTGTGACTTGTTGCTACAGCATCAGCAAAGATTTCTTTCGGTTTCATTCGCTGATTTTCCGCGATCAGCCTTGTGTTGTTTTCCTTAAGGCTGTTGATTTTCTCGTCAGCCATCTTTAACGCTCTGGCAAATACCTGCTCCGGTGTGTTCCACGCCTTTTCCAAGTCGATGAGGTACTGGCGAATTTCTTTTCCTTTTTCCGTTCTCTGCAACATACAAATCTGTTTTGCCATATCAACAGAAATATCAATATCGTCTACCTCTCGCTGAACCTCTCTGGTTCCCTCGATTTGAACCCGTACTTTTTTGTTCGGGGTTGAAAAATCTATGCCCTGTACGAATCCATACCCAGAATATCTTTCAAACCATTTACTAAAACGTTCTGTACCTTTAACTCCGTCTTCTTTCGATAATAAATCGTATAAATCTCTTGCCGATACTGTCTGTGTATCAAAATTGACTTTCACTAACTCGTCCATTCCATCCAACTCCTTTCCGTGTTATAATCCTCCATAAGGAGGTGGTAACCATTAACAAATGTCCACTTAACGATTTTAGAGATTGCATCCGCGATTGTGCTTGGTATGTTTCCAGTTCTGATTGTTGTGCTGTTCATAAATTAAGTAATTTAAAAAGCATTAAAAATCTTTCAGAGCTAAAATCTATCGAAAGAAACATATCTAGCATCGAATCAATACTCAATCGGCATCAATCCTAATAATCGTTTCAGCGATACGGTCGATTTCGCCTGCAATGCGAATTTTTGTTTCCGTATCTGATGTTTTCTTACTTTCCTCTGCCAGCGTTTCGATTTGCTGGTAGAGGGTATCTTTTAATTCTTCAATGCTATGCAACATTCTTCTCCTTTCTATGTTATAATTCCCTTATCATCAAATAAGGGAGGTGTAATTTTGAACGATGAATATGTATCTGCCTACGCTATTGCTAAAATCTGTGGATATAACGGTTCTTTCAATGATTTCAAAATCAAGTACGACCAATACTGCGAAGAAATCAATGAAGAAATTTCGGAAGAAGAACCAACTTTAGCAAAAGTATCTGCATCTACTAATCCTTTCCGTAGGCACAGCCCGTTCTAAAATATTTTGCTAACGGAGCAACGGCGTTGAGAACATTGATAGACAATCTAATGTTTGTCTCATCAATTTTCTTTTCGCCATTAAGAATTTTGCTGTAATCGTCCAAAACATTAAATGCGACATGCTGCGCCATTTCTTCAATGTCAATATATCTTCCGTCTTTACGCTCAACAATCGTTGCTTTTCCAGATGAATCCAAAACAGAATATCTTGATTTTTCCAATGTTTTTTACATCTCCTTTCTAGTAACTTCTTAAGTTACTTTCTTTGCAAAAAAAATATCCATTGGATTTTGGATGTGAAGGTTATCAATCATAACCTGAATTTCGTCGCTTCCAAAAACGCCCTTACTCATTCTCATATAAAATGTTTTTGGCGTAACTCCAATCATTTCCGCAACATCAGCCTGTGTTTTGCCATTTTCAGCAATAACGCCGCGAAGTTTGTTTGTATCAACCATCTGACTACTCCTTTCTAACTTCGTAACTTTTGAAGTTACTTTTATTATATTCCATTTTGGTAACTTGTCAAGTTATTTTTTTCTTGACGAGTAACTTTTTTGTGTTATAATAAAGTTACCAATAGGAAAGGAGGAAAACTCAAATGACAATCGGAGATAGGATAAAAAAGCAGAGAGAGCTTTTAGGTATTTCACAAGTAGAGCTTGCAGAGAAAATAAAAGTTTCAAAGCAAACACTATATAAATATGAAAACAACATTATTACTAATATTCCAAGTGATAAAATAGAAATTATTGGGAAAGTTCTTGAAGTTTCTCCATCTTATTTAATGGGTTGGGAAGATAATTTAGAAAACGCACCAGATATTCTTCCAGACCTTATGTCAGATAGTGAATTGCTGGATAACTTAAAAATGCTAATGAAACTTAGCAAAGAACATAGACAGACTATATTTGACAATATAACCTATTGGCATGAAAAAGAGGGGCACTAAATGCCCCACTTTTTTTTGAATGAAAGTATTGTGTTATATAAAAATTTCAAAAATCGCTCGTTGTCGCACTTAACGACCATTTCAGTTATTTTTTCCTTGTAAAACGCTGTTTCCTCATTGCACTCATTTTCCCCCATCTTATTCTCCTCCAATCTCTGCAACCGATAATGTTAATGTCATTATAGAACGTATGTTCTTTGCAGTCAACCCCACACAAAAAAATTACCATTATTTGCCAGTAACATTTGAGAGGGCAATGAATCGCCAAACATCGCCCTCTCTCCAGAACTTGAAGTGCCCTTATCGGACAATTTTATTTTACAAATTTTGCCAGCATTATTCAAATCATTTCGATCGCAAGTTTCGACAGAAATCGTCTGATTTGTCACTTTGGGTCAATAAAAACGTCTGGGTTTTGAATAAGTATAAAACACTGCTTATGCAGGTTTGTGCCAAACATGTTTAGACTCCAATACTAAAGAAATGTACTTGCACACGAGTCGCCAACGTAGCTGCCCCTCTATTCTTCACAGCCATATTGTACCCCTCCATGTTGCCGGTAAAGTTTAACGAGTTACCCGAGCAATTTATTATATAAATATATCCGCCATTCTGATACTCGCTCGGGATTGCCTGGTAAAATTCTCCGCCCGCGGCCAATACGATCTCCTGTTCATACAACCCCACATACCGCATAGCCTTTGCCATTCTTGTATCCGTCTCCGTTTTCGTGTAATATCTATCATCATGATAATGCACGGCATTGGCTTTATTTTCGGATAAATATTTTCCCATCCGTGCAGATAAACAATCTGTACTGCTTGTAGATGTAAGATTATCCTGCACCGGTCGCCATGTATTCGCCGGTATTGTGGGTTTATTGCTTAAATCATCATAGCTACCTGAAAAAGCCACTGGCTTAAGATCAGACAGCCACTTTGCAATCTTACTAAATAGCGCAGACAACTTCTCGCCAGTGGTTATGTTGGCGCGCTCCGCCGCCGCCGAAAAAGCCACCGTCGTGTCCGAAGCATCCCCCTCCTCGGCTACTGCCCCAACATCCGCCGCCGACAGACTTACGTTTCCACGGCGGTAGGCTGCCTCCTTTGCGCCCTTGACCCCCGTCACCGGAGTACCCGCCAGAACATCCCACTTGCCGTCTGATGTTTTGTAGATATTTGCGCCGGCAGGAATTACATTCCCGGATCCCTCTTTAAAATCATCTGTGGTCGTAAATTCGTCTGAAATATTAAACATCCATCCTGCATTGACATCCGCAAGCGCCGGAAGATCTGCAAAAGTACATGTGCCATGCGGCTGCAATCCGCCTTTTAGCCCCTCTGACACATCCTTTGCCTGCTGGTAATAATACTTGGCATTGTCAGAGTCCTCTCCATCTCTGCTCCCTGTGCCGCCAACAGCATAGCTTTCTGCCTTGGTTGCACTTGCTGCCGCCGATTCAGCTTTTCCGATAATTTCTGTTGCTTTCCGTGTGGCAATATCGGCTTTCTCACTAGCTGTAATTGCTGATTCACTGGCGGATGTTGCCTTTTCTGTCGCGGTCTGTGCTGATTCAACAGCTGCATCTCTGCTTGATTTTGCCACATTCTCAGATGCCTTTGCATTAGATTCTGATTGTGCCGCTGCCGCCGCACTTGTCTGTGCATTGCTTTTGGATGTTGCCGCCGCTGTCGCACTATCCTGCGCCTCTGTTGCCGCACTTCTTGCATTATCCTCGGATGTTGCCGCATTGCTTGCGCTTGTCTGCGCCTTTGCAACCTCTACTTTGACCTTTGCCAGATAGTTTGGTTCCAGATGTTCTTCTTTGATGCTTCCCTCTTTTACGATAGCTGACACCTTGCCGTCTGTATCGATGATAAATGCTACTGTATCCGTGTCTAAAAATTCATACTGCGTAATCAGCGCCGATAAATCTATGTACTGCTTCGTGCCATCGATCAGAGTCAGTATAATCTGCTGTGTAGTCGGGTTATAAGTAAAGTTGACAGCAATTTTCTCCATCTGTGTGTCAATGGTAACCCTAGAGCCATTTTTCTTCGTAATGGTAATAATTCCGGTAGATTCCTCAAATGTCACATTTGATACAAGTGTAGCAACCTCTGTTTTTGTTGCCTTGGTTGTGTCAAGCGTAATCACACGGTCGTCAATGGTATCTGTGGCACTGTCCAAACTGTTGAGATTCGCTTCATTCAAAGGCGTAGCATCGCTTGGGTAATTCTCCCAGTTGATACGGTTATATGCTTTATTCATGATCCTCGCTCTCCTTTTTAAGATTTTCCTGCATCTGCTCCCGCTCGGCGATAACGTGCCGGTTTGCTTCCGCTTCTACCTGGTGCAAAATATCCTTAATCACCAAATGTTTTACTTCAATTGGAACATCACTGCTTGCATTGATAAAATTGATAATGTCATTCTCAAACTCACGAATTTTTGCATTGACCATTTTCTCATCCTACTTTTCTTTTTAATTCTTCTAGTGCTTCTTGCTGTAACTGTACTGCAGCGATCAGATCAGCGATCAGTTCCGTTTTGTCAAGCGCATAATAGGTATTGCCATCTGGATCTGGATTCTCGGAGCAGATCGCCCAGTCTTCATCTCCAATCGCAGTCAGTACCTCCTGTGCAATCAGACCATGCCGGTAATGTTCCGCGGCGTCATAGTTATAAATAAAGCGGCACGGACGCAGAGACTGTATAAGCGCTGCGCTTTTTTCCCGATCAAGAGATTCTATACCGTGTTTTAGGCGCTTGTCCGAATAAGATTCCCACCCGTAGGATGAGATTCCTTTTCCGGTCGACAACATCTGTGCAATCGTATTGGCTGATGTATCACGCACTGATACTGCCGAATAGCTGGCTGTGAGTTCCCTCGTATCTGCTACTGACTTCAATCCATCTGTTCCCATCTGCACAAGAGTGCCTTCCCGTTTCAATTCAACCAAGTTGTCCGTACTCTCTGTCGCGTCAATGTGCACATACCCGCCGGTCATCTCCACAGATCCCCTGAGTTCCAACAAATCAGCTCTAATCTTTAGTCCCTCTGCTGACTGGTTAATTTCCGAAACGACACTGTCTCGGGAAACTTTGCTTGTGATCCCTTCTGCATTAATTTGTATTGCCGCCGCAAGCTGTCCCTCTTTTTCTGTTGCCCGGTTTACCTCTGCAGTAATGCTTTCTGCTGTCTGGGTTACCTTTGATGATAATGTTCCCTCTGCATTTGTTGCCCGGTTTACCTCTGCAGTAATGCTTTCTGAATTCTGGGTAATCCGTGATGATAACCCGTCAGTGGTATTCTTTACTTCTGAACGGATTTCTGTGGCTGTCTGTGTGATCTGGGACTGCAAGCCCTTTTCCACATCAACGATTGTCGACTTTGTTTCCTCAATTGACCGTTCCAGCGTGTTGCTTTTTCCTTTCAGTTGCAATATGCTCCGCTGTATTCCGTTGACCTTACTTGTCCGGTACTCTTCCCCGTCCGCTTCCAGATCATCACGCAAAGCCTGTATGCCTTTCAGCGTGCGCTTTAGGATGTAAGTCTCGATCAGTTCATATTTTGTAGTCAACCGTACCGCATCTCCGACCTCAAGGCATGGATTTCCTTTGCAGTCAGCACTAAATGGTCTGTATATAATTCCTTTTATCTTTGATAACGTTTTTTCTCCAATTTCGTTTAATTCCTTTGTCCCTTTCCCATAAACAAGGAAATTTCCCTCGATCACATAAGTGTTTCCGCCATCACCTACAATTGCTCCTATATCATTCTCTTTTTCACGAATTTGCAGTTTGTCAATCGTTCTGACAATATAATCTTCATATTGTGCTGAAATGTACTGGCTTTTACTTATGCTAGTGCTCTTTGGATTTCTAGGATAAAGATCATCCGCCGGGTAAAGATCATTCGCCGGATAAAGCCCCTGCATCTCTTGCGTTAAGTACACATAGCGAAACTTTCCAACGCGTCCGATATTTCCCATACAACCGTTAATTTCAAGTATACAAAACAAAACCTCTTTTCCGCTTATGGCTTCGCCTATCGTGCTTTTCTCTGCGGTATCTGAACTTCCGCTACTTGATGCTTTCACTTCTACAGTTTTTTCAATAATCATTTCATCATTTACAAGAGATACTTCTTCCTGTTCCACTCCAAAATGATTAAAAAAGCTATCTCTGAATTGTTTGAGCGTTACCTTGCTATCTTTTTGTGGAAGTATCTGATTGTACCAATTAGTAACATCAGATGATAAAATATCATACAAAGCATCGTAAGCTACCACATCCCGGCACGTCCGATCTGCCGTAGGTGTGTCAGAATAAACCTTGTATCTTCCTATTTGGAATGGTTTATCTTTGTGACCATCAAGAGTCAGCTTTGCAGTCAACCACTTGCCTTTCATTGGCAAGAATACATTGGACACCGTGAATTTAATCATCCCGGCTTCACATGCCCCGAATGTTAATTCAGATTCCGAACACAAGCTTTCTGTCAATTCAAATTTTTCTTGGTGCAGTTCGGTGTTTGTGATATTGATTTTTCCATCATCAGATACGATGTTTAACTGTTTGTCTACGCTGTCCTTTAAAAACAGGCTTGAATATTGGTAATTAACCATCGTATACACCCCCTATAAATGCCAGTCTTACAGAGTTGTAATGAATTTGACCTCCATAAGTTCCGTATATTGTAGGTTGAAAATCTGCCATATAGCCGTACTGTGTTACATAATCGTCATATTCCGGGATGTACGCTGTGATATAGCAGGCTCTTCCGGTTGCATTGGCAAACTGCTGACGGATTTTACTTATAATGGCATTAAATTCCGTGTTTGTAAGCATAGCCCGTGTTTCAAACTCAACTTTTAACGCCTTTAATTCCACGGCATTTCTATGTAGATAACCATTGGCATCCGTATAATCATCTAAGTCCTGCATATTCACATATGGGCTATATGTTTCCGGTTTCATGAAAGACATTGGTACTGTGTAATTTCCAATCTTTAACAGCCATCCGCTGTACGCCATGCAAAACACCTCCAATCAAGTTTTCTTTTTAGTTTTGCAAATATGAACACCGTTATCATCACTTGAAAATAAGATTTCAGTTTTTCCGTCCGGCAGAATATCCGCCACAACGCAATTATTCGGGTTTCCTATTGGTGTCCGGTTTTCCGAGCACTTACCCCAGTCTATTGGTTTATATTTTTTCATGGCTATTCTCCTAAAAATGGGTACAAAAATAGCACCTACCGTTTTTTGATAGGCGCTAAAATTATTCGTTTTAAATTTTATACTTCTGGTATTCCGCTTCGCAAGCATCCCTACACATCCCATGCAACATCATTATTCAATGATTTGGCGTGAAGAAATGCTCCTTTCTCCGTCCAAAGATACAGTTTATTCAAATTCCAACCTCTGTTGCATATTGGCATCGTCAATCTGTTCCTGCAAAAAATACGGCGTTTGATAAGCATTTATCACTTGCACTGCCTTATCACACTGGCTACGCTTGATGCTCTTGTAAGACCGAACCCCAAAGTTGTATTTCAGATTAGCATACAGGTTGTTGTAAACCTTTTGGCGTAATCCACGATTGCTGTATGCGCTCGACTGTTTTCCTCCCATGATTGAAACGCCTTTCTTTCTGACAGCTTCCGTAATGCGGTCGGCTTCCACCGGAAGTATCGGTAAGTCCATCTTAAGACTTTCCAAATCCGCCTTGATTTCGTCGACCTCTGCTTTAAGCTCCGTGTGCCCCTGTGCAAGCAATGCAATCTTCCCGTCCGTGGTTTGCGGCATCATGTATGTACCAGTCTTTCTGATGCTCGGTAAAACTTCATCAAATATCCATTTTTCCAATTTGTCAGCTTTATCTTTTATTTCTTTACTGTTACCCTGTTGACCAGCTTTAATAATCAATCGGTAAATATCTCCTTCCGGAATAAGAGGTTCTGCATATCCACCATTATTTTTAAAGCTATCCTCGACCAGGACACCCTTGCAATTATCCGAAACCGCCTTTCTTGGTCTTTTATACATAAGCATCGAAGCTATATCTACTCCAAAAAAGTATTCTTTTCCGTTTACTATAACCGTTCTCAAATCCCCTAAAATAGGATTGTTAAAAATCTGAATATCGTTCATCAGCAAATCCCCCATTTCTGCTTAAATGAAATAATTGTTTTCAAAATAAACTGCAAAAATTTTTCGTCCTGTATGCTCTGGATTTCCGTTATCAGCTGTTCTTTCATCTTGCACCGCCTTTCTTTACAAGGCGGTAAATACCGTCGTGATCTATTACGTCCTCATCATTCAAATCTGCCATAAATATTACAACGCCGCGCAACAATTTTTCGTTATCACATTCGATTGCGAGCCGAGAAAGCAACGATCTGTACTGCTCAATTTGGCTCGGCAAATAAGTTCCATCCTTTTTTATGATTTCATTTCTGAAAATGTCCTTAAGAATTTCACTGGCAATATCAACCTCGCCGGATTCGTTCGGCAGTCCGAGCAAATTCATGGCTGATGTTACCACTTTGCGAAAACCAATCGGGGAAAAATTATCAATGTCCGTTTCGGTACTCCAACCACGGTTATACTTCATCCTCTCGATTTCCACAACATGATTCACTTTCTCCATCAGCGCGTCACTATTAAGTATCGTTCTTACAATTTCTTCAATGCTTCTCATAGATTTTACCTTCCTTTCGTTTGCTGTTTGACAACCATTCCAAAAAGCGGTATAATCCATGTATCAACCGCTTTTGGTGGCTGTGTTGAATAAAGCGTTTAACTTGTCTAGGGTTGGAACGCTTTATTTTTTGTTGATTTCTTCTTTCACTTTTCTAATCCCCATGTTGATAACATCCGTTCTGCTTGTTTTTAACTTATCCGCACAATATTGCAAATCCTCTGCTTCTGCTTTTGTAAGTCTCAAATCAAGCCTAACATTTTTAGGATTATCAGTAAGTTTCTGTCCTTTTTTTAATGGAGACACATAATCACTTCCTCTCTTTTTGATTGCACGTGCAATCTTTATGCCTTAATAATATATGTACGTGCAAAGAAAGTCAATACTATTTTGAAATATTTTTCAAAAAAAGAAGCGCATCTCTGCGCTTCCTCTTATATTTTCTGTATTGTTGCATTTTCCACCAATAAGTAATTACCATCTTCCATTAGCGATAAATGATAATCTTCTTCAAAGTATTCATAGGTTAATTCCATTTCCTCTTCTTTAAAATCTTTATAGCTTTTGTAAAGAGTAACGCAACCTTTTTGACCGTTTTTTGCAGTAAAAACATAACCGCCCAATGGTAAATCTCTACCAACAAGATATCCTCCAGATGGATAAATCCCTTTTTCTTTGTCGTACATACATTCTTCTCCTTTAGTTTATTATTCTATTTATCTGCTCTTCCAGTAAAATATACCTCTGCATAATCGTATTTTCCATAACAATCAAGCTGCCCCGAAATAGTTTTCCCAGGTTTAATCTCATTGTCTGAATCTGTAATATATGTGCTGTTATAATTTACCACATTATTACTACTGTCAAAAAATATTGCATACGCGCTTACAAAAAGCGCCGGATTTGTGCTGTTATTGGTCACGGATACAGTCACGTTTTCATCATTAAATGTCTGTTCAACGGATAAATCATTTACAACCGGTTTATAATATGGGTTTTCGTCATAATCTAATGTGTAATCCACCTTGTCAATTCCGGACACACTATCAAAATAGAAAACGCCAATAGATGTTTCCCCTGCTCCCAATACATCAATGCTCATGTCGGCGGCTCCTATTGAATTCCCACTTGAATCTTTGGCTATAGCGTTCCCAGAAATTGCGACATTCGTGTTTGAATTATTTGTTACAATCAAAAAATCTAATGTGTCTCCTATTGTGTTTTCGTACAGATACTCTTTTACCAAAAAATCAGAATCAGAAACTTCTTCTCTTGTCGCTTCCTTGTTATCTACCGTACTAATAGAAGAAACTTTTTTATTTTGCTCGGTAGAATCAGCAGCTGCATCGTTGTTTTCTCCGTTTCCGCCCAATATGGCAATCAACAGAATTACAACTATAACCACCGCAACAAACCACTTTGTTGCCCCACCCTGCTTTTTTCTGCAATTAGGGCAAATTTTTGCTTTAGCTGGAATCTCCGTCTGACAGTATTTGCATAATTTTGTTTCACTTTTTTCATTCATAGCTTTTCCTCCCGCCACTTGTAATAAAATGATTCTACCACAGGTGGCGGTATTTGTCATTAGAAAATATATGCTTCTCTTCCAGTTCTGTTAAAGTAATCTTTTGCATAATTGCGAGCGCTTTTTCCGATCTGCTCGGATGTAATCCCAAATTCTTTTTCCAAAATTCCTTGAAGCAACTGATTTTGCTGTCTTAGCAATTCCATTTCCTGTTGCGCCGTACTGTACACTGCATCTCGAATACCTGTAATTTCCTGTCCACCGGCAACCGCTGTTTTTCCTCCGACGGTTCCTAGCATTTCTGCCCTTCCATTTTCTCCCGCCATAAACATACTGTACTGGCTTGGAAATCCTCCGGCAGCAAACGTAGGAATCTTTCCAAGATTTATACTTCCGGCTCCAACAATCTGCTTTCCAGCAATGTTTACCGCATCCCACGAAAAAGAAAGCTTTGAGTTCATCCAGTTTGCAAATCCGTTCCATATGTGTTTTACAGCGGCTATAGCATTATTCCATGCATTTTTTAATCCATCTGAAATACCACTAAATGTCCACTTGTCTGTTGTAAACTTTGGAGCAACATCTTGATTCCACCACTTATAGAATCCGGTGTTTTCCCACCACGAAGAAAACTCATTCCATTTTGCTGTCAACCCATCTTTCATTCCTTTGGAAATGTTCGTCCATTTTTCCTTTGTAAAGTATGGCGTCACATCATTGTTCCACCAATCTGAAAATCCTGTTCCAGACCACCATTCTGAAAATTCATTCCATTTAGTAGAAAGTGCATTTTTTGCATTCTCACCAAATGTCTGCCAATTTTCCTCTGTAAAATAGGATGAAACATTAGTCCACCACTCGTAGAATCCGGTGTTTGTCCACCAATCTGTGAACTCGCCCCATTTTGTGGAAATACCATCTTTGATGTTATTTCCTAACTCTTGCCATCTTTCTTTTGTGAACCACGGTGATATGTCATTCCACCAATTCGATATATCATTCTCTAAATCAGAAAAAATCCTACTTACATTTTCCTTAAACGATTCGATGTGCCCTCTAAATTCGTCTATGTTTTCTATCAGAGTTTCCTTCCTTTTTTCAAACCAATCCGATATATAGTTTGAAATTTCGCTCCACTTGGATGCATCTGTTTGAGGAATAATCTCAAATGTCATAGATGCTCCACCGTGTTTTGAATCAAAACTAACGTTTCCTCCTCCGTGCTCTCTAAACAAACTATTGAACCATTTTTGTATATCCTCTAAACCTGTTTCATATTCTCCGGTGACATTTCCATCTATATCTTGTATTTTACCGCCGCCAACATATGCATATTTGCTTATCTGTTCCCATGCATCATTTCTATCTACGCCAATCAAATCGGAAAACTTTTTCACAAGTAATTCATCAATATCGTCGATAAACATTACCGAAGCAACTGATATTGTAAGCATTGCAGTTATTGGCAATACCATTTCTGCTCCTAATCCTGCCAGAGCTTCTATTTGCGTCCCAGCTATCTTTGACAAAAAGGCGCCTTTTACCCACTTTGTAATTGCTTCACCAGCAAGCACAACTCCATTGTGCAAAAACTTTGGAGATCCAAGAAGTGTTAATGCAACAACAGTGTCAAAATCTAATTCCTTTAAAAAGTCTCCTATCCCACTGATTACAGTTTCCCAATCAATTTCTTCTAATGCTGTTTTTATGCTTTCTTCTATCCCATCAACCCACGTATTCAATGTCTGTGCTAATGAGCGGAAATCAAATGTACTAAAAAAATTATTGATACCAGATGCAATTGACTCTCCAAAGTTATGCCAGTCAAATTCTTCTCCAAATGACAAGGCTGCATAAATTGCTGTGTTCAGCGCACTTGCAATCGTCATGCCGACATCTCCGAACAATCTTGGTGTAATAAGCCCATTAAGGAAATCTGCCAGCCCTTTTCCAAAGTTTCTAGCCTTGGAATAAATTCTATCCCAGTCAATGGACTCCATGGCATCTGATAACGCATCGCTGATATATGCCCCAAGTTCACGTAAACTTCTGATCTGACTTTCATAGTCCTTGAAAATGGTATCTACCTGTACCAGCCCACCGGACGCACCCCCGCCGGATGCACCACCACCGCCGGAACCACCAGAACCAGATCCGCTTGAACTATCCGGAGTAGTAATCAGATTCAGTTCGTCAAAGGCTCTTAAGCCCTTATTCATCTTTTCAACGTTCTTCGCTGCCTGTCCAGTGCTGTCTGCTATATCAGCCGCGCTCCCTGCTGCATCAGACCAATCATCTGCCAAACCACCGGCAGAAATCTCAAATTTCCATCCGAAGATTGATCCTAACGCATTGGTTACTGTCGTTGCAAAAGCAATAACTTTCTGCATGACTGCATTAAGAGTTCGCACAAACGGTTTAAAAGCGTTAATAAGTGCGCCACCGATAATAGCCGCAAGCTGTTCAAATGACTGCTTAAGTATTCTTATCTGGTTTGCCCATGTGTCTGCTGTTCTCGCAAAGTCTCCTTGCGCCGCGGCTGTATTAGCCATAACATACTGATACCGGAGCATGGTCTTTTCTGCCTGCGTCATAGACGAAATGTCGGCATCTATTCCCTGTTTCATAGCCCACTCTTTAAGAGTAGCCTGTGTGAGGTCAAGACCGTATTTTCTTAAAGGCTCTGTCTCCCCGGTAAATACTGCCTGCAAGTTTCTCGCAACGTCAGACTGCTCCATATCATAGAAAGAAGCCATATCAGCAGTCAGCTTTGTAAGCTGTAGCGACATATCAGCCATCTTTCCTTGTGAAAATCCCATGGCTGTACCCATAGCTTGGAATCGGCTTGCCACCTGTTTAGCGGTCAACTCTGACATGCCAAAATCCTGTATGGATGTTTTTGAAAAGTCCTGTATCAGCTTCTCATAATTGCCAAATGTGGTACGTACAACGTTCTCAACCTCTGTCAAAGAAGATGAAATGTCGATTGCGTCCTTAATCTTTGAAAAAGCACGGAATAACAGCCAGTATGATGCATATAGTTTTCCAAATGCTGACGCAAGACTAAAGCTGCTACTCTTCGCCTTGTTCGCAGATCCGCTAAAAATGTTCAAACTTTTTCCGAGTGATGTTGCTGCTCTACCGGATGATGCTCCTGTTTTTGCCAAATTGGCAAGTGCTTCTGTCATCCGGATGATGTTTGCGCTTACGTTAGGAGCTTTTGAAAGCGTCTCAAACAGGTATTTAAGGTTATCTGCAAGCAAAGGTATGTTGTTTACTGCCCTGCCGCTCGCAACGCTTCCTAACCTTGATATGGACGTCACAAGGCTACTCATGTTTGTCATATCAAATTTCAGTTCGCCGATTTTATTCATCTGGCGCACAAAATTCTGTAGTTGCGCTGATATTTGCGGCAAATTGGCTGTCGCCTGTGTAGAAATCTTACCACCAAGTCTGCTGATACTTCCTATCAGATTGGTCAAACCTGTTGTATCAAAGTTAAGCGCCCCTACGCTGTTCATTCCTTTGACAAAGTAAGCCAAATCGTCCTTAATCTTTACCAGATTATCAGTACCAACCGTGGCAAGTTTTCCGCCCATTTTTGATAATGCCGAAGCCGTATTTAAAATACCGCTGGCATCAATCATTTTCGTATCTTTCATTCCTGCAGCAAGATTTTTCATTGCCGCAGATATACCATAGAAAGATGATGTGTCTACATTTGAGAATTTGCTTAATGCGGTGGCAAGTGATGTAATCTCTTTTGATTTTGCACCCTTAAACCCTGTTGCCGCGTCAGACATGCTTCTAATTCCAGATGCTATGTTTGAAAGTTTACTGGTATCAAATGATAGACTTTTCCCAAGACTATCCAAACTTGATGCAAGTTTATCAATTGAATCACTCGCTTTTGCAGAATCAGCCTTAATTTTTATCTGTAATTCATCAATATCTGCCATGACCGCACCAACTTTCTACGCATAATAAAAAGACGGTAGGCTGTGACACCTTACCGTCCTTGATTTTTTACTGAATCAAAATTTTCTGCCCTACATAAATTTTGTTTGGGTTCTTGATCCCGTTATCTTTCTGCAATTTTGCAACCGTTACATTGTTTTCTTTTGCGATCTTTGAAAGCGTATCTCCGCGTCGTACCGTATACGTTATCTTTTTATCTTTAGACTGCACAGAAGCATCCGTTGATCGAATATCTCCATCGTTGCACCAGCCTACCGCAACTCCATTCTTTGAAAAGCAATATGGATTGTGCGTGCCCGCCTTGATTCGTGTAATCGTTCCGGAAGCATACTTGATGATCGCATCTCCAATACCAGCCGTGGAAGATTTGTAGTAAGAAGAAACCGTGATTTCCTCTCCAACCTTATGAAGTGTATTTTCTGGCTCCGGCATAACATTTACCGTGTCTACCGCTACATACAGTTCATTCAGATCGACGCATCCGGAAACACCAGCTACAAATCCCTTTGAACTGTACTGCCATCCGTAAAGTTCATGAAGAATATCAGGCTTCTTGTCTTCCGGTGCGTCCGCCGTAATCATCATAGGCGTACTGGACGGGTATCTTGCAACCCAAAACGGGCAATCAATATGCTCAAGATATGGCTTGATATAGCTGTTGTAAAAAGACAGACCCGTGTATACACCAAATTTGCACCCTGCGGCTTCAATGATCTTCTGATATTCATTGATAATAGAGACAATCTTATCACCAATATTCTGCTGGCACTTATCCTCTACGTCCAGCCATACCATCACATTTCTTCCGGAAAGAACTTCGATCACTCTTTGCGCATCGGTCCGCGCTTTTTCTGCGTTGGTTGCGTAGCTGTAATTATATACGCCCTGCACTGGAACGCCAGCTTCTGTTGCTCCCGTCCAGTTTGCTTCAAAATACTTGTCCGGCTGCAAATCTTTTCGGATTACTTTCAAAATGGCAAATTCAACGCCGTTCTCTGCTACTTTTGACCAGTTAATATTTCCATTGTAACCGGAAACATCAATACCTTTAATTTTCATGTGGCACCTCTTCTTTCTTTGGGTGGCTCAACTCATAATTTGATTGCTTAATTTTGAGTTTTGCCACAAATAATTCTCTTTGTTTCTGAATTTCCTCTTCTGTCATTTCAGAATCGTTTAACAAACTATGCTCTGTGATAGGCTTGTCTATATACTTTGATTTAGCTTTTTTACCGGCAAGGCAATGTTCTACTGCCACCGATACCGCTGACAATCCATATGTTCCAAACCACATCCACATATCGTTGTCTCTTTGCTTTTTATCTAAGTTGTAAGCATCCGCATATGGCTTTAAATCAGCCGGACAAGACGTGTCTATGTCATGCACAGTAAATCCGTACCCCTTTGTAACTAAAAGCCAGAATGGGCGGATTTCCGTGCAATATGTTCCCCATGTAAGTTCTCTCTGTTCTTCTACTTTTTCCTCGGAGTTTTCTTCTCCGCTTCTTTCTGCTCTGCTTTGAGCAGTTTTGATAAAAAACCGTTTTCAAGTAACTCTGTTAAAAGTGCATTGTAAAGTTCCTGAACATCTGCATCTTCTCCGTCAAAGTAATCATCCAGCATGGCATATACTTTTCCAAGCTGCTGTTCCTTTTCTTCTTCATTGTCCGGGTTATAGCCAAGCTCTTCTTTATGGAACTTCTGCGCTCCAACAAGAATTAACTCTGGCAGAAATAAAAGGATTTCGTCAACCGCTTCCATATCTTCCATCTGGTTTAATTTTGCTACTTTCTTGATAATTCCGCTTTTCACGGTTGCTTCATATCCAAACTTAATCTGTAATTCTTTCTCTCCAAATTTTAATTTTGTCATATTCTTTCCCTTTCTCCCTTTTTATAGGGAAAGGGCAGTCCGAAGACCGCCCTATTCTTTTACACTGTTTCCTCAAGTTCCGATTCGGTTGTCTGATTATCGTCAGCCGATTCAACCGAACTATTCGACTGACGTGTTATTCCCCCGGTGTAAACGCCACGGCCGTGTCCATTCCATTGTATTCCTCAATGGTAAGGTTCATTTCAACCGTCAAAAGCTCATTCTGACCAATCTCCGGCTGCGGTATCTGCTCCGGTGGCTGCGCAACCACAAAAAACGCGTCGGTAAATCCCGGGATAATAGTTTCAAACCACATTCTTTTCCCGCCGGAAAGCGCCTTATACGCCGTGATAAGCGTTTCCCACTCTTCCTTTGTGGCATCCGTAAGGTTTACCGTGATAGGGAAAGAGCCACCGGTATCTGCGCGACCCTTTACATATCTGGTAGTAGGATCTTCTAATGCAGATGCGTCAATCTGTTCCGGCTCAATGTTAATACCGCCGATTGCGTTAATTCTTGTAAGCTGTTTAAACGATGTAGGCTTTGTTCCGGCTGTCGCTTCTGTGCCATAGCCAAACGTAATTCCTAACGTAGACAATCCTGCTGCTGCCATTTTTACCTCTCTTTCTACCGCCAAATAATGCGGTTATCGGGCACATCTTTTTGCACCCGGTGCATAAAAAATAGAGCCTTTCGGCTCTTTTACATCAATCTGTCGTTGGCTCCGATTATCCGCCGGAACCTTGCAACGCTTCTAAATTTTTTCTCGCTGTCGTTTTTAAACTCCGGCATTGCTGTGATTTGAAATCGCATCTGCTTAAAGGCATCAGCTAAAATAGCCATAATCCCTTTTGCATCGCTCTGCTTTGTGTTTGTAATGACGTCAACCTGTATTGTTTCCTGCACCGCATTTACGGATGTGCCCTCTAAATCTGCCCCACGTTCAAGCCCCGGCATCTCATGGATGTAAATAGTCGGGAAAACAGGGTCTTTATCAAGGTTCTTTTCAACCGTTGTAAATGCAGTTTCAAAATTCATGCTTTTGTATTTCTTCTGGAGTTTTGGTTTGGCAATCGTTACCACATTGGAAAAAATGTTTGTTTCAAGGTCAAATACCCACTGGTTGCCTGCCATTATCCAAACACCTCCTTCGCTGTCTGTGTAACAATCTGACGCAACTCATTTGCGGTCAGATACATGAATGGTCGGCTTGGCATTCCCTCTGTAAACCACCAATCGCCATTGTCGTCCTGATAAAACCATCCATATCTTCCATCTGAAATCTGATGGATAGTTTTTCCACTTGCGTACTGCCACGAAACACCCTCTGGCAGTTTCCCAGGATAAGGACTTTGCTGTCCCACAATTCCGGTTCCAAACTCAACAAATGCGGCATGGTCTGTACCGGCTATTACCGCCCATATACCGCCGCCCTTAGTGCTTCCTTCATATTCCGCATGAACACTTGAAATCAGTTCCGATGTAAATATTGCGTCAAGGTCAGCAATTTGCACTCTGGCAATCTCTACGCCCTTTTCCGCGAGTTTTTCTGCCAATAGCTGACATTTATATGTCAATCTGTTTTGATAGGCTCTAAGCTCTCGTATGGCGTTCTGAATAGACTTTTCAGACAGGCTCATTGTGATTACTTTCTTCCCCATGCCGCACCTACTTCACATTTTTTTGCAATAAGAACAAATCAACCGTCAATCCCTCGTCTGCGACACCTTTTACGATGTAATCAGCCGAATTTTCGTCAACGATTGTATTCTCTTCATCTTTGTACCTTACATCTGACCGTTTCCATACCAAAGAGCCGACGCTCAATGGAAGTTTCCCTTTGTCCTCGACAATCTGAACAAAGTTTGTTGAATTGTCAACGCCAAACTCTTTTATAAGTGCTTCACTCAACTTATTGCTGATTGAAGAATAAAAAACCACAGGCTTTTCATAACCTGTTGTATACTCTCCGGTTGTTTTCGGTATTTTGTTTCCATCCTCATCAAGGTAATAAATTACATTTCCATCAGAGTCGGTATATGACGAATATTCGATGTTTCCATCCTCGTCCGTCACATACACCGGAACCTTTCCGCTCTGTAGCGAATAATTCATTTTTTGCTTGTTAATTTCAAGCATTTCACTTCACATCCTTGCCGAACCGCTTCCACAGCTCAGAAAGCTTTTCCCATCCATACATTGCGACAAACGCAACAATAAATCCTGCAATAATAGCCGCCAAGATCATATACCATAAAATTGTTGTCTGTATGTACTGCATGTATGCCACAAACGCAGCGACCGTGATACCGATGGAAAGAACAAATACCAAGATGTCCGTCGGAACCTTAGAAAATACGCCTACACCTTTGATTACCTGTGTTACCACAGACACAACAAATGCCAGCGCACCAATAATCGCCAGAATAATTGTCATGTTAGCAATTACCGCCTGTATAATATCCATGATTAAACCTCCTTTTCATCATTAAGACGGGTTTCTATTCCGTCAATTCTGTGATGAGCCGATTTCACACTTTCCTCCACCTTTATGATCCTGTTGTCATGAGAATTGATTTCTTTTCGCATCTCGGAAACTTCATTTTTGATCTCGGTCGTGTTGTTTGAAATGGCATCCAACTTCATGTTAATGCGTGTGTTCTCCCTCACGCGCTCTTCAAGTTCCGTGTTGTCTGTTCTTTTGTTGCTCTTCAAGCCCATAAAGACGGAAAAACCAAGCGACAGCACGCTTATAATGATTGCTGTTGATATTTCAATCGTCAAATCATATACCGCCTTTCATTTTTTATGGCACACCGCCCACCACCGCTCAATGTGTGCCGCCTGCTACGTTTTGCCAACATCGGCAAAACGTAACGCACAATCTTCTAACCAGATGGAATCCCATACGGTTATAATGCTTTTACAAACGGAAATACTCCCACAAACAAGCTTTCCCTGTCTTTCCAGCTACGGCTTACGCCGTTTTCTGAATAACTTGCCATATAGGCTTCTCCTGCCTGTGAATGGTCGTACACGGCTAAATTGACGATTACATCCTCAAACTGTTTCAAGTCTTCGGATATTTTTTCATCCGTGTAGCTTTCCGGGTAATTCCGCTTGCTTACCACTTCATTTCTTGCCTGCTTGATAAGCTGTTCAATGTAAGGATTATCTTCTTTCTGGTCGAACACGACAACATCAGAAGTAACACCATCTTCATCCGTAACGGTTTCAATATGAAATTGTTTCAGTCTGATTTTGACCTGCTCTAATGTTGTATATTCGTCCATTCTTCCCTACCTATAATCCGAACTGCTCGATCAAAATGCGTTTCAGTTCCGCTCCGCTGATTTCTCCTGCACCCTCAATCCCATGTTCAGCGGCAAGTGCCTGTAAATCAGCAGTGCTCATTCTGTTAATCTCTGTCTTGGTGTACCCGCCGGAAGATTTCTCTCCCGAAACAATGTCCGGGATTTCATCTCCTGATTTATACCATCTTCCATTGCGTTTTACCGTGTATTCAGCAATCATACCGCACCTCCTACGCAACTTTCATGACAACAACGCTGTCCATGCCCTCAAAAGTAGGCAATCCGATCATTGACACAACGCAATGAGTGTTGATCGGATGATTTGTTGCGTATGTATATACCGAAATACCGGTTTCTACAATAGAAAGGTTTCCGTCTGTCAAACTTCCGCTTCTCTCTTCCGGTGTCTTTCCAAAGACATAATCTCCAAGGTACACGCCGGATGCCTGCGCTGAAATAACTCCTGTAGGAATAAAATATTTGGTGGCACCGTCTGCAGGGTCGATGTAAAGTTTGTCGTAAACTTCAATCTCGATGCCGTATCCTCTAAGATACTCTGTAACCTGCCCCTGCTGTAAGCGAATGCCGCCATTGTAAGCAGTAATTCCAAGCACCTGTTTCTTTGTATCTTCCGCTTTAAGGACCATTTCCCATGTTTCTGTATTCATACTAAAGCGTGCAAGGGAATATCCGGTTTTCTTTGCAAACTCACGTTTAATCTCGATAAGGTCATCAAGTGGCGTTGCTGTTTCGGATGCAGACCATTTATCGGTATCGCTTCCGGATATATCCTTGTAATGATCTCTCTTGTGCGCCACTCCATTGTCCGAAGTATAATCCACATAGTAGCTCTTTCCGCCAATTGTTACCTGTACTCTTGGAATACCATCAGATGGTGCTAATAACTGCCAAATCTGGCGTTCCGGCACCACTCTTGCCCCCTCAATAAGCATCATCGGTTTTTTGCTGATTTCTCTAAGCACCTGGTTTGCCATGTTGGAATTTTCTGCCGACTGGTAATTTGCATACTCCTGCTCTTCACGCTCTGTTACCATGTAAGATTCACGGTAGAAAGGCATCTCGTTCTGAATGTCCGAAAATCCACCAACGTCTCTTAACTCTGCCTGCGCATCAAAATTGGATGCCTTTAAGGATACTGGAAGACCGTTTTTTCCTTTGATAAATCTAAGCTCAAGGCTGTCCTGTTTTCTGGTTCCAAATTTCTGTCTACCTAAGTAAGGCGCAGAACCAAGCGTTTTTTCATAATTATTCCACATAACCCCAAGGCTTCTTGCGGTAAATGCTTCTGATAATGGTAATGCCATTCTCTAATACCTCCATTTCTTAATCAAAAAAAGTGACACGCGGTGTTGCTGCTTTTGCAGTTGCTTCCACGGTCACTCCGTTCGCTGTTACCTTTGCGTTGTCAATAGAACCCTGATATACATAAGTTCCAGGCGCATCTCCCATTGTTACGTCAACATCTTCCAGAAGATACCCTTTGCAAGATTCGTCATTGCTTGGGAACGGTGTCCCTGCCTTTGCAATCTTCTTTCCGTTTGCATCGGCACTTGGCACCATTGTCTGCGGAACGATGCACGCCGCACCCTCATAAGGAAAGAATTTTAAAATTCCTTTACTCTGTGTAAAGTCTCTTTCAATCGGTTTTCCCATAATTTACCTCCTATAAAACATAATGGTCTTTGGCTTCTGCATTTTTTGCCGGTTCGCCAAAGCTGATACTTTCGGCATTTTCAACATCTGCCGTTTTTTTATTCTCTCCACCTGCAGTACCGCCGCCCGGATTTTCAGAATTATTCGCAATCTCCTGTTCCTTTGCCTGCGCTGCTGCGGCTTCCTTTTCGGATGTAATCTTTCCAAGAGCGTCATAATCAAGGCTTCCATCATCTTTGACGACCGTTTTTGCCTGCTCTGCATTGATTTTTAACTTTTCCATCAATGCTTCGCGCTGATCTCTGATGGCATTTTTTTTCTGCATATCTGCAATCTGCTGATTTGCTGTCTCTAACGCCTTGTTTGCTTTTTCAAGTTCCGTGAGGTTTCCTGCTTCCATTTCATCCAGCTTTTTCTGCAACTCATCTGCGCTGTCTGCCTTTGCCTTAAGCTCTGCTGCTTTTGCCTGTTCTCTCTGTACGGCACTGCCGTAATCAGCAATGATTTTCTCAACATTTTCCTCACTGATACCCATTGCAATTAACTCTTCTCTTTTCATTGATTACCTCCGATATGTCTTTACGAATTTTTGCGGTGCAACGACACCGAATGACACTGTTGTTTTTTACGCTCACAACTTTGCGAATTTTTATAAAATAAAAACAGCAGCCGATTACTCGGTAGCTGTCTTATTTTGCTGTTTATTTAATTGATTTACAATTTCCTGTGCTTTTTGTTCCTGCTCTTCTGCATTATCAATTGTTTTCCACAACACATCTATATATGGCTTAGACAAGAGGAATGTCTTTTCAGCATCTCCCCAAAGCCCCACCGTTTTAATGGCAATAAGAGGATGTATGCCGCACTCTAAAAGCTGATATAAAGTTTGTGACTTTGTATACATATTGTCCTGCGGGCTATGATTAATTTGCACATCAAAATCTCTTGTTGACAAGTTCAAATCATGATCTTTAACACGAATTGCATTTAAAACAACTTTTGCAAGCCTTTTTTCTGCTGATTTCACGATTGGATCTTTTAACTTTGCACGGGTTTTCGAGAAATCCCATCCATTTCTCAACTCTACCGCGCCCTGTGTATCTCCGCCAGTATTCCCCTGCTTGTTGGGTATGGCAAGAATTGATAAGGCATTGTCCCAAAGATCATCTTTTGCCACCTGGCACTGACTCTGGTTAAGTTCCTGCGTCATGATTTCAACATCGGCTTTGTTATCCTTGTTGTTAGACTTTACAGTCAGAGCATGGCTTATTTTCATTTTTTCAAACGTCTCTTGGTCGATTTCACAGTTCACAAACTTAACCCAGTATTGAACAAACTGCTCAATTCCATCCATTCTGTTTGACTGCATGTTGTTTATGGCATCCAGAAGCCCTATAACAAGCTCAATGTCTGATATTCTTTCATGGTTGTTTGGGAATTCAACAATAGGAATGCTTCCAAATGCGTGCAATTTCCATTCAGAAACTACTCCATTTTGAATTTTGCATGAATAACTGTCTGTATAGCACAGTTTGTACCATCTTCCATTCTCGTCCTTAAGTTCTTGTACTGCAAGAACCGGTTCTTCCGTGCTCCGATTATAAATAACACACGTATTCATCGGAGTAGGGGCAACAATCTGAAATGGTATTTCTCCATTTGAAAATCTCACCGCCTTAAAAGATGTTCCAGTTGCTGACTGCCATTCACCAGCTTTAATGTCCTTTTCCTGTTTATTCGCATCCACAAGGTAATCATTCAGCTCATCTACTGCATGATTGATCGCATCATCATCTTTTCGACTGATAAACTGGATTGGCTCGCCGTACGTCTGCCCTACTTTGAACTGAACAATCTCATACGCATGATTTTCTACTATTTTGTTTGTAATATCAGCATTTTGTACCTTTAACCTGTATAAAATCGGCTGATCTCCTTTGTAATACCGCCACAGGTATTCTATGATGGTTTTGTTGTAATAATAATTTCCGATGCAGTCTCCCACCACCTTGACAATATTGTCTGCTGTGATGGTTTCAACATCAGTATATAAAATTTTTCGCCCATAACAGCCCTTAACAAGATCTTGGAGAGATTTATTATTCATAATTTGCTCCTAAATAAACGTCATCCCACTGGATGTTGAACGGATTGGAAGAGATTTTAATTCTGTTTTTCCATTCTCCGGATAAAAAACAACTTTCTTGTGGCATTTCCTACATTCCACAGAAATGTTCATTGTTGAACGCCCATCGTGCGTGGCAACTTTTCTTCCACACCGCGGGCAATATATTGTTTTTGGTTTATATCCCATAAAATCCTCTTTTCTTTTCAAAAGAAAAAGCACCGCCATAAATCAATCAATGGCAATGCTTTTTCTACTCCTCCAATCCAGCTTCTTTATAATAAGCTTTTGCTGTCCTGGAATACGATGATGGAATTATTCCATTATTCAAATTTCTTATTTTCTTTGTTTCTTTATACATAAGTTTCATGGCGTCTACTATTTTGTTTGGATTTTCCATGACAAGTTTGGTTGGTATTCTTATGGTTTCCCATTTTTCACCAAGTTCTTTTCTTATCTCAATATCCCTTTTCCCATCTTTTGCCAACCGAAAATCATGGAACCCACCATCTACTTCTAAACATATATGCATATCTGGTATAAAGAAGTCTATCTTGTAATTTAAAATCTTATGGTTTATCTTAAACCTAATATCGTTATCCACAAGAATTATTGCTGTAATTATTTCAGATATACTGAAAAAAGATTCTGGGCTTTCAATCTCCATTTGCCTAACAAAATCTATGGAATCTAGCATATCATTCATATAGCATTTACAAGATTTTTCCATTTCTCTTAACGCATTTTCATGCATTACCTGCAATTTTATTTTTGCATAACGTTCAACAAGTTTTTTATGACTTTCAATGTGTTCTTTTTTACACTTATCGCAAAAAACTCTTTCCATTGGTTCTATGTGAGAAAATTCAACTTCTTTTCCACAAGCTACGCATTTAAATTTTTCTTTATATGCATAATTAAAACGCTTGCTTTCTTCAATTTCTTTTTTTGTTGTTCTTAAATCCATATAAATGCCTCCCGCGATGTTCGCATCTCTCATGGGCTTTGCCCATTGTAATTATATAATTTTTTCAATATGACATTCTATGACATTTTCAAGTATGTTGCTCCATACTTCTCCTCAAATCTTTTTAATGCAATTCCATGAAGCCTTATTGTCTGTCTCCAAGAGTAATTCATTTCGGTTGCAATAACCTCAAATGTCTTTTTTTCTATGTACTTTGAAAACAACACATTATAGACATTCTCATCTTCCATGCTGTCTATCTGACTGACAATCTGATCTCTTTTAATGATATAATCATCAACCAGTGCATCGATCTTCCTTTCCATTTCATCAATCTTTGCCTGCTTCGCGCCTATCCTGTCAAAATTTGGGGTTGTCATTACTCTTTCTTCGTTTGTAATTGACGATATGCTGCATGCCAGCTCTTTAAGTTGTGCAAGCTCTATTAGCTTATTATTTATCATCCGGTTAAGCCTGCTTATCTGGTTTAGATAGTCCTTTGTTGTCATATCAATACCTCCTAAACGGATTTACTGCCGCTTCTACTTTGGCTACGTTATTTCCATTTGTCACTCTAAGCGCAAAGTTTGAAAATACATCCGGCACATCATCCAACTGCTTTTTACCGGACACTGAATATCTCTTGATAAGAGACATCATTACTCCATATGGCTCATTTGGCTTATATAATGATGGGTCTTTAAATATAACGTGCTGCAATATCCAGTTAGAGCACTGGAAGATCCTTGCTTCCTTATTTGTCTCCGTCGGTGTGTCAGTAATGTTACATATCCATCCTTTTTTTTCGACACGCTTGTTTACTTCCATTGCGACACGGTCTCCGCCGGCGTTTCTCTCAAATTCACATTCCTGAACTTTATTGTTTGCCAGAACGTTTGCTGCATTTTCATACTGCATCTCATAATCTGCGGTGTTATCGCAAACACAATCTACACAGTAGTAATCCTCTCCGTATTTTTGCAATACCGGCAAAACAAAGTAATCCGTTCCTTTTCCCTTTGTATCGCACTGACCGGTTACAATCTCTGGCTCTCCATGTGGCAAATTAAGATACCGGCGTATTTTATCTTCCGGAAACAGCAATCCCTCTCGCTCAATCGGCTCCTGTTTGTAGAGACAGCGATATGATATGTCGTCCATCAATAATTGTTGGTCTTCAAAAAACTCTTTTGTAAAACCGGAGAACTCATATTCAAAGTTGCTTTCTCCTGTAACTGGGTCTACATCCGGTACCGCAATAACCTTTACTCTCGGATTTCCCTCGTACATATTCTGGATGCGCCCTATGACGTCGTGTACGCTCCATCTTGTGGCAATATGTATTTCCTTGCAGTTCTTACCGTCCGTGTCCTGTATCTTTCTCTGGCGGGCATCTACGGCATATTTATCCCACAATTTATCAAGGATAATTGGATTCATTGCTTCTTCGATACCGCCTATCATATCGTCAACCAGTAAGAACTTAGAAGCCCTTACTTTACCTGCATTCTTACTACCAACAGACGTACATTGTACGGATTGAAACGATTTGTACTTCCCGACATTAAACTGCTCCATCTTCGCATTTGTGCTCGTCACGGAAAGATCCGGAAAAATTTCATTCCATGTATACTCTTCCGCGTTTGTAACGATATCGTACACGCCGTCGTAATACATTCTGGTAATATCTCCGCTGTGCGAATAAAAAAGACTGAAATCTCTCGGAAACCATCCGGCAACAAGCGCGTGAAACATTTTTTCTACCGTTGTTTTTCCTGCTCCCGGAACAAGTGATACGCACAGGATGTCATATCTATCATCAATCATGCCTTGTAAAGCCTGTGTAAGCCCTATTTTGAGAAATTGCTTTCTTCTTGGCATATAAAACCGTTCTTTAGGATCTCTTTTCTTTTCCAAATACTGGAAAGAACTATCCACAACTTTGTTTTGCGCTTCCAAAAGCAAAATCCCGTAATATTTGTCCAGAATTTCATAAGATACCTTGTTTTGGAATGAATATTTCTCTAAATCCCATGGTGTGCCACCTGTAGATTGAAAGATAAACTGCTCCGTCAGTTCTTTCGCTCTGGCAGAAACCTTTAATCCATACTCAACATCCTTTTCCGTCAGAATGGCTACCCTTGCCGCTTCTGCCATGGCATCAATAACCTGTTCATCAACGCCATGCACCTGTATGTAATTTTCATATCCATTTACTGTGGAAATTAGGCTTGAACTTGCCAAAAGAAAAGCACCTCCGCAAAAAAGCAGAAGTGCCTTAAGACCTCTGCCAATAATTTTTGTTGGTTAGCGACTAACTCTATTTGTTAGCCGGTAATTGTTTTTATTCGTTTGCTTTGAAATTGTAAATCGGTTTTATAATGTCAACTATTTCAACAGTGTCTTTTATATTTCCAATTATTTCATCCATTGTTTTATATGCCATAGGGCTTTCATCAATCGTAGATGTATTTACAGATGTTGTAAATATTCCATCCATTGCTTTTTGATACTCTTCTAGCAAAATGCTTTCTTTTGCCTTTGATCTGCTCATTGTTCGCCCTGCTCCATGCGGTGCTGAATAATTCCAATCTTCATTTCCCTTGCCAATTCCCAAAATGCAGCCGTCACGCATGTTTATTGGTATTAGTACTTTTTCCCCCATTTTTGCAGAAATAGCACCTTTACGAACAATATTTGTATCGTATTCAATGTAGTTGTGAATTGTTTGAAATCGTTCCGTTTCTTTTGTAACTTCCCAACACATATAGTAACAAATAATGCTCTGAATGGTTCTTCTGTTAATTTTCGCAAACTCTTGACATAATTTCATATCGTGCAAATACATTTCTCTATGTTTTCCAACAAGATATGATAACTCTCTAGGGATTTTGGTTGTATTTGTTTTGTAGGACTGCTTTAATTCTTTGATAGCCTTGCTGATTTCTCTTTCTCCTTTACATTTTTTGTATTCAGCAATCAATTTCTCGCTATCTTGTTTAAAGTTTGATTTTCCCGAAATATCGTCAATCGCCATTTGCTGATATATTTCTGCAACTTGCTTTCCGACATTCCTACTTCCCGAATGAATAATAAGATATTTATTATTCTTGCTATCGTTATCAACTTCGATAAAATGATTGCCGCCTCCCAACGTGCCGCAACTTCTTTTTATCCAATCTATATTTTTCAACTGTTCCTTGCAATGCAATTTTTCAACAATATCACTTGCGACAGGTGTGTTTTCTTCTTCATGAACTTTTCTACCACTTGGAACATATTCTCTAATGATTTTATCTAATCTCTCAAAATCAATATCAATATTCCCCAAGTTTGTAGTAAGCATCCCACAGCCTATGTCAACTCCAACAATGTTCGGTATTACTTTTTCTCCTAAATCAGCAGTAAACCCTATAACACACCCTGCTCCTGCATGAACATCTGGCATAATTCTTATCTTACAATCCGAAAATGCTGGCTGTTTTACAAGCGTATATATCTGATTTAACGCTTCCTGTTCTATATTTTCTGTAAATATTTTCAAATCAGCCATGATATGTCACCCTTTCCGCTGATAATCAGCAACTAAACATTTACTAATTCATCTACATACCTTGTCATTTCAATTGTTGTTCCATTTTCATCTCTTGTACTAATATAAACACATTTGTCATCATGGTTTATCTCATTTACAAGTCTAATTTCTGTTTCATCATCTTTAAAATTGTAGCATTTTCGCATTTCTTCAATACATTTATTCATCTCTGATATTTTCACAATATCGCCCCCCACTAAATTCTTGCAACTACGTGTTCTTTTGCAAATTCTTCTTTTTCCGGGTCGTAAATAACCGAACCGTTTTCATCAGTCTTATTCTTATCAAATTCGCAAGAAATTTTTATGTATGGGTATCTCAATGGCGTGCAGTCAGCATGGAAATCAATATTATACACTCTCTTTTGCCATTTTCCGTTGGAATAAATCTTTGTGTAACCGCCTTTTCTAGTTTTGATTATAATTTTTGAACGTGTTTTTTTCATTTCCAATGCACCTTGAACCCTTTCGCCGTATAATTACCAACTGCCTGTTTCAGTTCTTCCTTGCTTTTATATTCCTCTCGAAGCATGATTGCTACCTTGTTCTTTTCCACAGCGTATATGCCGCAGGTAACAGCGTTGCTCGCCGTATCAAGAACTGCTTTGTACTGTTTGCTGTTCATCTCGTATGTGCTGTTATTGATATTTACAATCATTTTTCATAAACCTTTCAAAATCTTCCATACATTTATAGCACAAGTCGTATGTGACATTTAAAATGCCATTTTTTGTAATCGAATTTCCGCACAGTATTCCTTTTTCAATTTCTGCACCACACCTGTCGCAAGTGCGCCATTCTTTTTGATGTTTCATTTCTTCACCAACTTTCTGCCGCACATCGGGCAAAATGCAATATCAAAGTATCCTTTCGCCATACAGTAGTTTGAATAAATCACAATCCCGGGGACTTTGTCCCCTGTATTCATCATAATTTGCGCATTTGTCAAATTCGTTTCATTTGCACACTTCTGAATGGGAATATTAGCGCCGAATATTCTGTTATTATCATAATCCTTGCAAAATTCACACATTTCAATCACTTCCTCATAAACCTAGGTTCACAATCTTCCAAAGTTGTTACTTCTATCATTTCCGGTTCATGTCTGCAAATCCTTCCGTTTGAATCAATATATGGTTCCATTTCTATCTTCGTACGGAAACCATATGGAGTTTTGCAATAAGGGCACGCTTTCTTGTCACTTTCAATTGGTGCGCCACAATTTGCACAATTTAAAACCATATTTATACATCAATCAAAGTATCAATCAGCTCGGCACCATCGTGGAGCAAGGACTTGAACCTTGCACTTGAAACCTTTCGACTATCAGTTTCACGAAGCGTCTTACTCCGGCAAATACCTTTCTTGCCATCCACGAAAACCGCCATACGACGGTTAGCAATCATATTTTTCGTGCCATGCGTTGCACTATCCTGTGCGATATCACAGGAAATAGGCTGGTGAGGATTTGCACCTCACATAACAACGACTTTCCACAACGGGTAACACCCTTAACAGGTTCCTTCATTGCCTTGTTAATTCAATGACTTGTTCCTAACCAAAGCGTGGTTGTCTTATGCTTAAGCGTCTACCTTTTTCCGCCACAGCCTAATTGTATTTTTGACAGCTCAGGCACCGTGGGATAGATGCCCGAACTATCAATAGGAATCCGCCTGTATTGCTCGTCAGCAAATTACGGGACAACCATCATCCAACACCAAGCGGTCTTCCGCCTTGCCGTACTTCGCGGCAAACGCCACCGGACGGTCTCGCACCGTCCTTAACAGAAACGTCCTAGTGGCGAAAGGAGAAATACGAACTTTTCGTATTCCGAGATAAGCTTTACACTTATCTCTCAATCGGAACGGCAGGACTTGAACCTGCGACCGCTCGGATATAAGCCGAGTGCTCTACCATCTGCGCTACGTTCCGTCACAGCGCGCATAGCGCGCCGTTTATGATAGTATTTTTGATCTTTTTATTTGCCGACGTCCACTAACACCGAATAATTGCTTGCGCCGAGTTTTTTTTCTTGCAAAAACCGAATGCCAGTGGACTTAAGCTATACTGGATGCTCCGACTTCTCAGACTGGTGCTCAGCGTCACTGTCAAGATCCAGAACGTCGGTTTCTCCCGTATGTTTTTTTCTGCTTATATGTATTCTTCCGACCGTAGTTAAAATCTCCGGCAGGAAGCAAATACCAAATACTGGGTCATAAAAAACCATATCATCATCTCCAAATTGCAAATATATTGACAAGAAACAATGCAATAAGTGATCCCCAGACTGCCACAGCGTCCTTTTCGTTGCTGTTATCTCTTCCAAGCAAGAAAAACGTCAAAATAGCAAGGGCATCAAATGTTGTTATGACTGTTTTTAAAATCAACATGATTTACCTCCATTTTCAAAACTGATCGTACCGGACTCGAACCGATAAATGCTGGGATCAAAACCCAGTGTCTTACCATTTGGCAAACGAGCAATGCAAGCAATCTATTTCTCCGGCATATAGTAAACAATGTTATCAAATACTGTTATTGCCATACTTGGATCATCCATCTTGACGCATCTAATCGGTGTATTTTGTGATGCTGAAACTAATGCAGAAACTTGTTTCTCGTCCATATTTGTGCAAACTACCTGTACAGGCGCATATGCTTTATGCATGTCCATAAATACTTCTGCCGCTCGTTCTGGTGTAGCATATTTCCCAATGACAAAAGTTCTTCCATCAAAAGTAGCGCTTATGCATTCATAGCTTGTTCTAAATTCGGTCCGGTCAAAATCATATGAAGCATCTTTTTTCTGTGACACAACCCTCATTCATCTTCCTCCGATCCGTCCCAATCCGGACAAGAAAACTCTTTTTCTACATAATCTCCGACATATTCGCTCTCATTGTTTGTGCAAAAGTAATCTCCATTCTGCTCCTCACAATAATCGCAATTAAAACACATTTCTAACATTTTATTTGCTTCCTTTTGGAATCTTTTTGAATTTTATTATCGAGTGTAATTTTTGAAATTTATCTGATGTGAATTTGATTTGATTGTCTTTGATGTGATTATCGATAAAGTATTATCGCACTATACCATATGCTATATCCGATTCTGTGTACCCCGTACTTTATGTCTACAACTTCCGAATGTACTTCGGTCAAGCATTCTATTTTCCTATTGACCATATCCCTGAAACTAATTTCAGAATCCGATTCTATTGGTGCCGTGATTTTAAGTGGTCTTGTATAGTCCCTCCATGATAGACATGCCTTTTTGTTTTTGAGGATATTTGAGGGACTTAGTAGGCAGCTCCTTCTGGGCTTTTGCAACCCCCTCCCCCTCCTGTTGGCTGCTTCTTCCGGCGTTTTCCTTTGCTTTAAATTATTCTAATTGTTCGTGCAATTCTCTGTTTGCGTTCTAACTATTCGTTAAACCTAAGTTTCTTAAACCATTTAAACGAAAGCATGCGGCGTAATGCGCTTAAATACTGGGGTTTGAATTGTTTGAATTGTCTATCACAATTTCACCATTATCCGGGCTTGAATTGTCAAATTTGTCCGGCAATCTCGCACAATTCCCGCTTCCCAGTTTGGGGAGCTCCGAAGCTGTCAATGCTCTGGCTCTGGCTCCCTGGTCTCTCACGCCAGGCATATTAAAGCCGCAGTACTTGTTGAGCGACGGCATGTAGCACATGGGATTGTTTTTTCCGGAGATCTGCAAACCTACAAGACTTTCCTCCCTCATTTGGTCAATCTTTTTGCAAATGTCGGAACCTGATGAGCCTAGCTGCACGCCATTAACCCATCCGTTTAACGTGTCTCTGTGTATTCCGGTAAAGAATGTAAACCCAACAATATTCACTACTTTCTCGTAGTCATTACACAGGTCTATATATATATCTAATACCTCGTTAACCTTATCTGTATCATAGGCATTATTAATATTATTATCATCCTTCAGGTACTTTGGATTTACTTTGAATACATGCTCATAAATATATTTACAGCAGTTATACCATCTATTCTGTGATACTTTGCATAAATCCTCTACATGTCTCTCTTCCATCCAGAGATTTATATACATGTCAATATCACTTTTAAAAACATCAACGGTATTATTATTTATTTCCTGCATTTCAACTGCTGACATGTTATATATCTCCTCTCTCCAGTACTGGAATACTTAAAATAAAAAATGCAACTGATACAATCAGATCATGACGATCTCGACTGTACCGGCTGCATGAAGTCCGTTTCCGTTCTCCGGGTCCTGTGCGCTCTCTGTTGCCCGGATGCTTTTTAATTTACGATAACAATATCATTTGTGTATAGCCTTTGTCAAGTATAAATTTAAACTACTGGGTATATCGCATATATAGATTATATCCGCGCGTGTTAAAGTATATAGTTTATGATTTTTGTACTGTTGATATATACTATATAATATTTACTCCTTGATAAAAAATACAATGTATTGGAGAGAATATACTAATCTAATCTAATCTTATCTACGTTTCCATTTCGTATCCATTCTGTATACAAAATTTATCGCTTTAAAGCATAAACGTTAAAATAAATCAAAAAAGAGAGATAGAAAATATCTCCCTTTATCACCAGATTATTAACTTTTATTTTGTCTGTCTGGCGCTAAATCTGTGATGTCGTCTCCTATCGGGGCAACCGTCCAACCCTTGTATGTGTACCCTGGTCGCTGATCCGGCGGAAGTTGCCCCATGACGCACCTTTTTACTCTGCTTAATCCTGACGTTATGTTGCGAAATTGCGCGCTATCCGGGGCGCAATCAAATAATTCCTCGCAGTTTTCCCTCAGCCAAAAATTTAATGATCTAAAACAATAGTGTTTTCCGTCCGGGGATATAAGGTGCCAGCTTTTAGCATTTACATTTGTTTCGTATCGGCCGCTCTTAGGGCTTTTTTTTGCTGCCGGCGTGCCTTTTTGTAGGTTGTTAGTCTGCCCTTTCCCCCTTAACTTTTCTTTTGACGCCTCGCTCCACTTGTTCCGCTTGCCTTTGTGCGTCCGGCTTGCCCTTATTGATCTACAATCCGAAGAGCACGTAACCTTTTTGTCGCTTGGGGAGCACTTAAATTCTTTGCCGCATATCACGCATTTTTTAATCATAAAAATCTCCTTTGCAAGCAAATACAGGCAGACCTAACGCCTGCCTGTTAATAATTGCATTATGTTTTAATACTGCGGGTTTTCTTTTGCTAACTCCCAAACCTCGCCGAACTTCTCTTCGTGCCGCTTCGCGTACTCATCAAAAAACTCCTGCTCCGAGCACGGCGCCAACTCTCGGTGAATCTCCTCGCGCAAATCGTCATCCATTAAGTTCTCAGCTACTGCATAATTGATTTCTTTTCCGTACTCGTTTACACATGTATTTTTCATAATTCATTCTCCTTTTTTTATCTTGTTTATTGGTTACTGGGCGGCTTTTGCGCCGCCCTTTGTTGCTTGTTGCTTAGTTGTCCTCGATGCCCTTTTGGGTGTCGTCTATGAGACGATCAACCATTTTTTCGGCTTTCTCATAATCCTTAGCCTTCAATACTTCCTTAAGGTCTTTCAGATCCTGTAAAAGTCTTCTTAAGTAACTTTTAAATACGCTCATATCTTCGTCCATGATTCCCCTTTCTGGCTTTCGCCTTATTGCCTTTCGACAATATTATAATAACATTTTGTGCCTTATATGTCAATATATTTTTGTGCCTTATTTTAAAATTTTTTCATCATGTTCTAATTTTTCTATTACAGCAAGTTTGATAAAATCATTCACACTTTTATATCCGGCTTTTCGAATCCTTTCTTTTGTTCCAACTGCAAAACGGCAGTTGACCCGTTCGAATTTGTCATCATATTTATATACTGCTTTTCTCTGTGCTTCTGTTGTTTTTCTATCCTCTTCCATTTATAATACTCCTTTCTTTCCTTAATTTGTTCTATTATAACATTTTGTGCCTTATATGTCAATTAAAACGATTTTCTTCATAATAAATAGTTTCTATTTTTGTGCCTTATATATTTTTACCAATATACGCAATATTTTTGTGCCTTATATTTGTTTATTGTGTCTATTGTTTTTGTGCCTTATATAATGTATTATAATCTCAACAGGAAAACAAAAATATTATTCCAGGAGGAGATCTCATGAATGAATTAAATTGGTTAGTGGTTGATAAAATTCAAGCGTCAAAGTTTGAACCGGAATACAAGAATGTTGTGGCTGCTTTTAACTCGCTTGTGCTTGCAGAAGATTTTATAAATTTAGTTATCCCAGAAGCAACAAGAAAGCGTTTTTATATCGAGCATAGATAAAAAAGCCGAAACGGTCAGAAATGACCGTCAGCTGCGGACCGGTCGCCGCGGCTCTGACGATGGCAGACCAACACATATAGAAAGGTTATGGTGAAATATGATGACAGCATTAGAAAAAAGATACCAAGTTGTGATTGATAAAATCGGTTATGCAAGATTGTTAAATCTTCCGGAGCAAATAAAAGAATTGTTAAAAAATACAAAAGACTTGAAAACCAAAACGGAATTGCTAGAAGAGATAGCCAAAAATATTTAGTCGAAACCGCCCGCGTGGCGGTCTGCAGGAACTGCCCCACCTGCACCGATGAGACAGGGCACACGATGAAAGGATGGTTGAGCATATGAACAAATTAGAAGAAGCCCAAAAAGCATTTTTGAAAGTTAGGGATTATTTTTTAGAAACTCAAGAAGATTTCGCGCTGGCGAAGGCGTATAGCAAGCCCTGGAAGTGGTACAGAGAACACACAACAGACGAAGCTATTGAGATTTTGAGAAAAGAAGCAAACGCATAGAAAGGAAGGTTGATATTATGGAATTTATGGAAAAATTACAGAAACAGAAAGACGATGCGAAAGCCGCTTATATTAAAGCCCGGGACGAATGGGCGGACACCAGAACCGCCGAAAATATCAAAGGTGATCCCGAAAAGTGGCGCGCCCTTTGCGATCGGAAAATGGACTGTATGCGCTTGGGTGTTATTATTTGAAAAAGTGCAGAAATGCAATATGCCGGGGAAATTCCCCGGCTTGCTTTTGCCCGTATACCGCGGAATACAGCACGAAAAATGCGTGCAAAGATCAAATGCGCGCAAATATGCAAATCGTCATTATCTCACTAGGGTATTGTCTGGCGAGCTGCGCTTTTTTTGGTTTATACTTGTTGACGCAAAGCAGATGCATTGCGCGTTGACATTTTGGATGTATTGTGCATATAATGACTTATAGGCATGTGCGCGCCTATAATTGCAATGTCACGTAGACATTTGCTTTATTTGTTGCACTCATTTTGCGCATTTGTGCGGAGGTTTCCGCTCCTGCATTATTTCAGCGCTTCCAAACGGACGATGGACACATAGCAAGATCGAGTGCGTCCAGAACACGGTTGAGTGCAATATAAGCCTGAGCCTGCAAAAAAGTTTCAAAAAAATTTTGCAAAAATCTGAACAAAATTCTCAAAATCTCAAAAACGGTTTTTCGTGCCGAAATCTGACCCTAGGGGGGTACCAAATTTTTTCCGAATATTTGGGCGAAAATTTCAAAAATTTTTTAAAAATTAAAAACCGAAAATCCTTTTCCAAATCTTAAGGTAGGGGGAATCTAAAATTTTTCCGAAAGTTTTCGGAAGTAAAAAGTAAAGCTTTTGCGGCATAATCGCTTTTGTTTAGTTCATCTATCAACTTTTCCCTTGTCATTCCAGGGTTTGTCTTCTGCACATACATTAACAATTCATCTATTTTGTCCACTATGCCGCCCTCCAATCAATGTTTGCCATCAAATCATCCAGCAAATAAATTAAATCTGCCCCATACAGGCTTATCCAGTCCGCAAGATACTCTTCCTGCTCAATTGGCATATGAATGTTATAGGAAAAACAAAAACAATGGCAAAGCTCATGAGCCAGTATTTTGCGCAAATAGCCATTTTTCGGTTTATCTGAAACATATATAGCCCTGTCGTTCCAATCGGTCACAGCAAGGCTGGTAGAGCCATCAGAGCGCATCAGCTTTCCGCTTGCACTGTGAACAAATTCTATTTTCCATTCAATACCATTTATTAAAAACATATTTTACCTCCAAAAAAGAAACCACCAGCCAAATATCAGCTAGTGGTTTCTAAATTCATGCTTATTTTACCTTTTATTCTTCAATAAGTAGGTAATTGATGTATCTTGTCGCCGTATCGTTGAGGTCTCTATTAAAATCAAGCAGATCAAGAGCGTATTCCGGTGGATATCCATAACTGGCGTAATATGCCTTTTCGATTGCGCGTAAGTTGTGCAGATCCGATAATTCCACGAGAATCTTGTGGTATAAAAATTTTCGAGTCCAACCAAACCGTTCTAGGATTATACTTAACTTCCAGTTGTTCTTTGAAAACCATGTTTCCGTTTCATGTTTCCATCGAATCTCCCAGTGCTCAAACGGGTCTTTCTCCGGAATTTCAGCCTGCGTATTTTTCAGAGCCTGTTCCATGTCGTGAAAGCGATTGATGTATTGAGCCGTGAAAGCCGTTCCCTTAACTCCGGTCAGCTTGTGCGCGATAAATTCGCATCCTTTCTTGGTAATGTCGTAGCAAGGTCTGCTTTGGTTGTTAGCATCTTTATATGTATTTTCTCGAAAGAAATCAACCAACGCAATTTTGCTCTCGTTGCCCAAGCCAATATTGGCTTGGGCGATTTGCGATGTATATCGCCGTATATCTTTCAATAATTTGCCGTGTTCTTTCCCAACCATTTCCGAAACTTCCATACTGGTTAACGTCTGTTCTAATTGTTTCATATGAATATTGTTCATCAGCAAATCCCCCATTTCTGTTTGAATGAAAGTATCGTGTTCAAAATGAAATGCAAAAATTTTTCGTCCTGTATGTTCTGGATTTCCGTTATCAGCTGTTCTTTCATCTTGCACCGCCTTTCTTGTCGGATGCAAGGTTACTTGTAAAAATCCAGACACATCTTAAAAAGTGTTCGCTGATTACATTCAGATTTTTGGTAATTTCTTCAATATACATTTCTCTCATAGATTTTTCCTGCCTTTCAATTTTTTCTTGAAAAGAGATACTCTCTATGATAAAATATTTCACAGAGAGTTATCTCGGTTGATAAGAAGTTGTTTTCGTTGGTAGCGTGGCAACTTCTTATTTTTTTTGACCTTTTAGCTTTTCAATCCCCGCCCTTATAAGTTCTAATATGGAATATCCACTTTCTGATGAAAATTTCATAATTTCATCTTTTTCTTGCTTCGATACTCGAACATAAAGTCTTTCATTCATAGGATTGTCAACTTTAGGTCTGCCTGTGCGTGGAGACATTCTCAGCACCTTCTTTCTGTACGCACATTTAATATATAATAGTACGCACAAAAAGTCAATACCTTTTTGAAAAATTTCCAAATCCACAAATCACTAGCTGATATTCAGTTGTCAATGTTCAAACAAACAGGGGCATTGCTGCCCCTGCCATTACATTTTGGAAACAAGCGTTGACAGCTTGCTTTTTGTCATTGTGCGCTCTTCCGGTGTCATGTCGGAGATAAGTTCCGCCATATCCTCCGAAAGCTCTTTCATGTATTTTTCAAGGTCATGCATCTTTGCGTCCTTGTCCTCCGGCGTATTGCCTTTGTGAAGCTCTTTGCTTTCCATGTAGCTTCTGCGGCTCATTCCGCTTTTACCCTCTCTGCGGTCACGCATACCGCCATCTGCCGCAATTGTAGGCTCTGTGTAATACATTTTGCCGGAAGAAAGATCCATATCACGGTCGTGTTCCATTTCCCGGTACATTTCCGGTGTCATGTGCCAGTACGGAGGTTCTTCATATCCGCGGCGCGTACCTCTTCCCTTTGGCGCGAATCTGCCGTCTGCATACCGGTAACGGTCATAATACCGTCTGCCGTCTCCGTAACGCTCAAACATATCAAGAACCTGCTCTGGGTCTGATTCGTCCATTGATTTTGTAAGCGTCCGGTAATACATGGCTTCCGCAAGGTCTTTAAGCATGTCCGTGACTTTTCCCATCTCTTCTGTATCTACACATTCGATACCTTTTGCAAACTCACACTCTGCGCTTTCAGACAGTTTTTCGATCATTTCGTGCATTCTCTTAATATCCATAAAACCGCCCTCCTTACGCTTCCCGGACTGCAATTAAATTGCTGTTCTGAACTTCGATTGCCTGCGCAGACGTATTCTGTACCGCTACCGTAACACAGCAACCGCGAGGAACGTCCACATATGCCTGCGCCGAAACGTTAAAGAAGTTTTCAACTGCCGCCGGTGTAACAATCATTCGAGTTGACTGCAACGGTTCTCCATCAATTGCAATAGCCAGTGAAATAGCTTCAACTGTGCCACCTGTAGGAATTTGAATGTTTCCGGAATAAGATACCAAAAATCTTGCCCGGCACTGATTTGTAAGTCCTCTTAATTTAACAATGCCACTTCCCTGTCTATGAACAATGCATTTTGTTGCGCATACCGGAGTTTCTGTAAATGCCACATCTTCTCCCTGCGCAACTGTTTGTAATGCAATTCCTGTAAATTCTGCCATAATATGACCTCCTTATTTTAATTCTGCTATTGTTTTTGTATCGGAGCTCGAAAAAACAAATCCGTGGTCTGGAGAAAATTTTTCCATCAATAGCTCAGAATAATCTTTTTTTGCCATTTTTTCTACTGATCCAGTTATTTCCGCAAGAGTTTTAAGCTCCGAAATGTTAAGCTTTTCAAAATCAATCTTTTTGATTGCTTCGATAAATTTATTTTTAATTTCGTCCATGTATTCTACCTTCCTATTCATGAAATAAAGGGCAAACATATTTCAGTCTGCCCTTTGCGCTTATAAGTAATACTGCTTTTGCAGACATAGTCGAGTTAAACTCAATTAAGATACTCAATTATTCAATTTTGTGTAGCAACTACTTTTAGCAGCTACATCCTGTGTTGCATCCACAACCATACGCATAAGCGTTAGGATTTGGCACAACATATGCCGGGATTGCAGCTGGATTTACAGCGTTGATGATCTGCTGGGTCTGTGCCGACATTGCAGTAGTGAGCAATGCAGACTGGCGATCCTGTGAAGCGGCTCTTCTTAAGTCGTTATTTTCTGCCTGTAAGGAAGAAATCTTTTCCTGGCACAGGTAATCAAGGATTGCCCTTGTTCCTGCCTGCTGACTGTCAATAATGTCTCTCGTGTTGCTGTTCATGGTGTTCTGCAGCGCACAGGTGTTCTGCGCCATATTGTAGTTCACGCCCTGGATAGCTTCTCTGGTCTCACAGCAGCAATTAGCCAGCTGGGACTGCAAAGCATTCTGTGCCTGCATAAGTGTTACGTTTGTGGTATTAAATCCCTGCTGCGTCTGATATCCAAGGTTGCAGATTGCATTGTCTACACCATGGAAACCGTTCATAACGGCGGTATTCTGTGCGTAAAATCCATCACAGAGACCATTTGCAATACCATCTAACTTCCCGATGATAGCCTGCGTGTCAAATCCACGCTGAATTGCAGAGTCGGTGTATGCAGATGCTGTCGCTCCCATGCCTCCGTTTCCTCCCCAGCCATTGCCGCCAAAGCCGCCCCAGCCAAAAATCATAGCGAAGATAATGATAGCCCACCAGCCATCGCCGCCCCACATGCCATCATTGTTTCTTCCGTTTCCTGTCACTGCTGCAATATCAGCAAGACTAGGAGATGCGTTTCCATTAAACATTTTGTTTACCTCCATCTGATTTATTTACAAATGGGATAACCGGTTATTGTGCGCGCAACCCAAAATGTACTAATGATTAAACATACTCATAACCTTTTGCTTTGCTTCATCTACTGTAATTCCTCTTTCTTTACAAAGGTTTTCTGCCATTGATTTTAAGCCATTGCTGTCTCCGTTTTGATACATTTGCATGGCATTTTTAGCCATTGGATTATTCTGTACCTGTGGGGAATTTACCATTTGATTTAAAATTGCCTGCATTGGATTCACTCTGGATCACTCTCCTTTTTTACCTGTGAAGTTTTTCTTTGACCGCTAGGGAGTTTATCTAATCGGTTTTCTATCTGTTCAATCTTTCCAAAAAGTTCATCGAACTTTTGCATAAATGCACCTGTGCACTCGTCTGATAGGTCAAATTTCAATTTTTCAGTATCATGTGATAAATTGCTAACGGTATCACTTGAAACCGGTTTAAAAACGATTGTGCGGATTGTACCATCTGCGTTCCAGCTTTTGGCGTATATTTCCGACATATCCTGTTTTGGAAAAAACGCCACGCTTCCATCCATCGGCACATCGTTTGCAGTAATATTTTCAACAGAAGGCACAATTTTTCCATTTATTCCAATAGGCGTCATTTGTGGCTGTTGAATTTGCTGTGTTTGCGCCGGTTGAAAATAATTTTGCGGCTGTTCAATTCTTTGCTGATTACCATATGGATTATACCCATATGATGCCTGATAAGGAATTTGCTGACTATAGCCCGGTGCCGGATAAACTCCGTTCATGTTCATTTTCTTCAACCTCCTCCAAAACATCCTCAATTGCGTGAATGATAGATGACTGCGTTGACAAATCTAATGATTGCAATTCTTTTCTGGCAAAAATTTTCTCAAGAACATCGTCAGAAAACATTATCATCCCTCCCTTTGCTTATATTGTGGCATAAAAAAAGACGGTAAAACCGTCAGAATACCGTCTAAATAACGTCTGTTTCCCGCCGCATTACCGCCAAAATTGCAATAAAAAAGAACGCATCAAGCGTCCATACATTTGTTCGTGTTACCTTTGGTGTTACCTTTGATTTTGGCTTTCAGAAAAGACACCATTCAGAATCTCCTTTCGTCCAGTAAAATCAAGGCTTCACAAGGTTTTCAATTTTAAAAAAATAGTAGCGGAAGGGAGATTTGAACTCTCGACACCACGGGTATGAACCGTGTGCTCTAGCCAACTGAGCTATTCCGCCATATT